TTACAAGTTCTCTTCACTGTAAACTACAGCAGGAGGAGTAACAACTGTAGGTGTAGGTGGTGTAGTTGGGTAAACACCATCATTGTCTTTTATTAACTGGATAGTCTCTAGCGCCCAGGCTTTTGCTTCTTCCAGTGTCCATCCCACATTATGTTTTGTAACGGTGCCTTTTTGAGTTTCAGTGCCGTACATAACTGTTGCTGCAGTATGTTCATTTATCTCGTAAGAGTAATTCATTTTCTCTCCTTAATCATTCTTTACATAACGAATTATGACGGCACCCATAGTGCCATATTGTGGAGAATCGGCATTTTTAATGAGAGTTCCACTACCAGGCATGCCGCCACTCCAGTAAGCATGACCACCACCGAAACCGCCCGCCATGTAGTAAGATTGTCCAGGAACTACGGCTAAGGTAATGAATAATTCTTTTCCTGGGTTTCCTCCACCAGTGTTGGCTACATATCTAGCAACTGGTAAAGTAAAATCGTCAGTAGAGTCTGTCATCGTCCAAGACATGCCTATGGTTCCAACATTATCGCAACCGCCAGAACCATAAGGTCTATCGTTTTGTGAAGTAAGGCTTGTGTTCAGATACTGATTAGTAGAAGAACTGTAACTAGACACACTGTAGTCACCAGTGCCGCTTGGCTCGGTGCCGCTAGAAACTCCAGCAGAGTACCCTGCAGTTCCACCCGCTGCTTGAGCAAGGTAGGCATCAGCACTTACGTCGTAAATGCTAGAAAAACCACCAGAGTCAGTAGGTCCATTTGTGTTACTTGCGCTGCCGCCACCAGAGAAAACTGTCGTAGTAACCGCACCAGAGGAACCGCCACCACCAATAAGGTGAGCATGTATTTGAGTAACTCCCGCTGGACAAACCCATTCTGTACTGTTGTAATAATCAAAACTAGCGGCACTTTCGTTAACAGTAAAGACTTCTGTGTAAAGTTTTGTGTTTTTCCAAGTTAGAGCAGAGCCACTAGATGAAAGAACTTGTCCTGCAGTACCTGAAGCAGGTGTGCCAAGACCATAAATTATACCGTAGACATTGCCGCTAGTATTAAAGTATCCGTCAGACCATGAAATGCCATCTGTAGATGTAGCAATTCTTTGACTTGTACTTCCAACTACTACGTACTTACCATCGCCATAAGTAATTTCAACCCAATCACTTGAACGCGAAATTGTTGAAGATGTCCAGTTAATACCGTCTGTTGAGTAAGCCGCAATGTTGCTATCTTTTGCTACAGCAACAAACTTACCATTGCCGAAAGTAATGGCTGACCAGTTTGCAGAAGTCGGCAGAGTACCCGCTGTCCATGAGGTTCCATTGCTTGAATAAGCAGTTTTGTTTGTGGAAGTACCGCCAGCAATAACAACATATTTACCAGCACCATAAGCGGCTGAAACATAGTTTGGGCCACCAGTTGCAGGAATAGTAGTAGAAGTCCAAGTAATACCGTTGTTAGTTGAGCGGGAGCCATTTCCTGGGGTTCTAAATGCTATAACGCCATTTGTGCCATAAACTAATCCACCACCAGTGCCATTTATTGCACCTGCAGTTACAGTTGCGTTAACAGTCCAGGTAATGCCATCAGATGACCTAACAGAGTAAGCAGACGCTGCGCTATCAATTGCAACAAATGCGTTGGCAGTAAAAACAATAGATTGCCATGATTTAGAGGCAGGTAGTGTTGATGTTTTCCATGTAACACCATCAGTTGAGTACCGAGCAATGTTTCCAGAGGTAGGAACAGCCACCCATGTATTGTTACCGAAAGCAACTGACGCAAGAGAAACGTCTTCAAGTGGCATGGTCCAGTCCATGCTCTCTGTAGAAGCAGTACCAGAATATGAAATTCCCCAACTACTTACAGCAATAAGTCCAAAAGTATAATTCTGAATATCACCATTAATAAGAGTTAGGTCAGATACTGAGGCAGTTGTAGAGCCAGAGGCAATAGAAGTGCTACCTAGTGTTGGCGCGGTGTATCCTGTTAGGCCTGAAACACCTTGTGCACCAACAGTACCCTGAGTTCCTTGAGCACCTTCTGCTCCTTGAGTTCCCTGAGTTCCTTCAGTACCCTGAACTCCTTGTGTACCTTCAGTTCCCTGTGTGCCTTGAACGCCCTGAACTCCTTGTACGCCTTGAGGCCCTTGTAAACCTTGTGCACCTTGAACACCCTGAACACCCTGAACACCTTGAACTCCTTGGGTTCCCTGTGTTCCTTGAGCACCTTCTGTACCTTGAACTCCTTGTACACCCTGTGTACCTTGAGTTCCAGTATCACCCTTATCACCAGTGCGAGCAAACGTTACAAGTACATCGTCTGAGTTAGACAGTGTTCCGTTACCAGATACATAAGAACAGTTAACTGTAAACCAGCCTGTGTTATCTGTAAGAGAACCAATTGTGTAAAGTTTAAAGATGCTGTCATCAAACTTCTTTGAGATACGGAAGTGACCTCTGATAGTTGATGTCGAGTCATCGATTGTGTTTAAGAATGTTGAGAGGTCTGTTGCAGCGTCGTCACTTGCATCGATATACATAGCAGTTGCTGTTGTAGGAGATGCATTAAAGCGAACATTTCCAGCGCCTGGGTCAGCCTCAGTTGTCGTTGTGCTAAATGTGTAATCAAAAGTAGCGCCACCAAAGTTACCAGCCGCACCTTGTACGCCTAGAACACCTTGAGTTCCTTGGGTGCCCTGAGTTCCTTGAGTTCCTTGGGTGCCCTGAGTTCCTTCAATACCCTGAGTACCTTGAGTACCTTGGGTACCCTGTGTGCCTTGGGTTCCTTGTGTACCTTGAGTTCCAGTAGCGCCTTGGGTACCGTCTGTACCTTGTGTGCCTTGTAGACCTTGTACGCCCTGGACTCCCTGTACACCTTGAGGCCCTTGTACACCCTGTGCACCAATGGTTCCTTGAGTACCTTGAACTGTAGGAACAGATACATCAATTACTCCACCTTGAAGAGCAAAGGTGATGTTGCTACGAGTTCCACTTGTTAGTGCCTCGTAAGTGTGTTGTACAGAATGGTAAAGGTTAGTTGTACCCTCTGTAAGATCATCGGTGGTATCTAACGCTGCGGAAGAGATAGCACTAGCAACATCGTCAGCATCTAAGAAGTATGGAAGATCGCCCCACACAGTAGTGCCACCTATACCGACTTTAAACTTGCCAGTGTTGGTCTCAAAGCCAATCTCACCAGCGGCTAAGACTGGGTCAGAAGTGCTCCATTGAGTAGAAGTTCCACGGCGTACTTGGATTCTAATTGCCATTAAGCGTTTCCTCCATCGAAGATTGTTTCAAAGTCAGTTGTTGCTGGTGCTCCACCGTCAAGATCACTTGTCTGTGCAGAACCTACAACGCCACCGTCTTCTGTTACTGGTTGAATATTCGGCAAAAATTCTAACCAAGTAACTCCGTTATAAACAAAGAAACTTTGGCTAAGAGAATTAAAGTAGACGTCACCATCGTACCGTCCAGTTGGCTGTACACCACTGGACAGTACGTTGATAGGGACGAGTGCTTTTCTGCTCATATATTAAGCCTTGACTACTACTCTGTATGCCTGAGTTGTAACTGGGGCTACTGCAAATCCGACTGTGACTGTAGATGTTGTTACGTACACAACGTCAGTTACAACTTCGGCCTTTGATGTGGTGTCCCAGACTGTAACCATGATGTCTGTAGTTCCAAGAGCGTGTGTGACTGTGAACTGTGTAGTTCCAGTTGCTCCACCGTCTGTAGAAGTTCCAGTAATAGTTGTTGCGTAAGTTCCAAGTTGACCAGAGGTACCTTGAGCACCTTCGGTTCCTTGAGCACCAAGGGTTCCCTGTGTACCTTCAGTACCCTGTGCACCCTCAGTTCCTTGGGCTCCTACAGTACCTTGAGTTCCGACAGTACCTTGGGCTCCTACAGTACCTTGTACGCCTTGGGCACCAGTTGTACCTTGTACACCAGTAGCACCATCTAGGTTGATTGACCAAGAAGCAAATGTTCCTGAACCTATAACGTCATTGACGTCTACAACGAGTGTGTTAGTTCCTGCTGTGTAACTTACTACAGTTGCAGACATGTTGTTGTTTACATCGTAAGCAACTACTACGTCCTGACCTACTGAGTATGAGAGATCAGCATCTGCTAATACAAAACTTACGTTGTTTGCTACCGCAATTGCACGTGAGGTTGAAGAAGTTGTCTTGTAGCGGTCTGAGTGTCCCTCAGTACCTTGAGCACCTTCGATACCTTGAGCGCCTTCAGTTCCCTGAGATCCTTCAGTACCTTGAGATCCTTCGGTTCCTTGAGTTCCCTCAGTACCTTGAGAACCAACAGTTCCTTGAGTTCCCTCAGTGCCCTGTGCGCCTTCGATACCTTGAGTTCCTTCAGTACCTTGTGAACCAACTGTTCCTTGGATACCTTTAGGTAAGTAGAGGTCCCAATCAGCAGGGGTGCTAACTGGATCACCTAGTTCGCCGTTTGAAGTTGCGATGTATAGGTTTCCGTCAGAGCCAGATACAACAGCAATTCCGCTGCTGTAGCCGTTTCCACTTATGTAGTTACCTAAGTAAACAAAACCAGTTCCAGTTGCTCCTAGTGTTCCTTGAGCACCCTCTGTACCTTGAGATCCTTCAGTACCCTGTGTACCTTCAGATCCCTGTACGCCTTGCGTACCCTCAGATCCTTGTACACCCTGTACGCCTTCGATACCCTGAGCACCTTCGGTGCCTTGAGTTCCTTGGGCTCCGAGTGTTCCTTGAGTACCTTGTGAACCTACAGTACCTTGAACGCCTTGAGTACCTTCAGTACCTTGGGTTCCTTGAGCACCGATGTCACCAGTACGAGCAAAAGTAATTAATACTTCATCGTTATTACCTATAACTCCACCGAAAGATAGTTCTGTAATGTTTAGTTCAAACCATCCAGATTGATTAACCATTGAGTTAATTGCGTAAAGAGTAAAGACAGATGGGTCAAACTTACGAGATATCTTTAAGTGACCCTTAATGGTTGAGGTAGAGTCATCAATAGTTTGAAGATAAGAAGCAATGTTTGTGTTATCAACATCGTGTGTGTCAATAGCAAAGGCTGTTGCACCGTTGTTAGAGGCATCGTTTAGGCGAATGAACCCTTGTCCTGGGTCAGCCATTGCAGTGTTAGTACTGAATACGTACTCAACAGTTACACCGCCGAATGAACCTTCAGCACCAACAGCACCTTGGGTACCTTCAGTACCTTGCGCTCCCTCAGTACCTTGAGTTCCTTGAGCGCCTTCTGCTCCCTGAGTTCCCTGTGTACCTTCAGAGCCTTGTACGCCTTGAGTACCTTCAGTTCCCTGTGTGCCCTGAGTTCCTTCAGATCCTTGGACTCCTTGAGTTCCATCAGTTCCTTGAGTTCCCTGTGCACCTTCTGTGCCTTGGGCTCCTTCAGTACCTTGCGTACCTTCAGTTCCTTGAGAACCAGTCGTGCCTTGAGAACCTTGTGCTGCAATTAATGTCCAGAATCCAGGTGAAGGAGTGTCTCCAGTGTTACCACCATTAGCACCTACACGGTACCAAGTCTGTCCTTCGTAAGTTGCTACGTCGCCAACTGCGTAGGAGGCACCACCACTATAAGCGCCAGTAAAGTTCCAAAGTGCATCTGTACCTTCAGTACCTTGGGCTCCTGTAGTTCCTTGTGAACCAACAGTACCTTGCGCTCCTGTAGTTCCCTGAGCACCAGTAGAGCCGTCTGTACCCTGCGCTCCTGTAGAGCCTTCAGTTCCTTGTGCACCAACAGTACCCTGTGTACCTTGAGCACCAACATCACCTGTACGAGCAAATGTAAAGAGAATTTCTTCTCCGTCAGTAAATGCTCCTTGACCAGATACGTAAGCAACTTCTACATCAAACCAACCAGTGCTATCTGTAACACCAGAAATTGTGTAAAGGGCAAAAGTAGCAGTATCAAATTTTCTAGAAACCTTTACGTGACCCTTGATGGTAGATGTTGAATCATCAATAGTTGTTAAGAAGTTAGAGACGTCATAGTTACCATCAGCAGGATTGTCGTCCAGTGCAAGGTGTGAAACTAGAGTTGGGTTAGCATTGTTAAAACGAGCATTGTTGTCGCCTGGGTCTGCGACTGTTGTAGTATCATCGTAGTTGTAAACAACTGTGATACCACCGAAGTTACCTTCAGCACCTTGTAGACCTTGCGATCCTTCTAAACCTTGTGCACCCTCAATACCTTGTGCACCCTCAATACCTTGTGCACCCTCAATACCTTGTGCGCCTTCAATGCCTTGTGCGCCTTCAATGCCTTGAGCACCCTCTGTACCCTGTGTACCTTCGGTGCCTTGAGCACCTTCAGTACCTTGAGTTCCGTTAGAACCATCAAGACCTTGAGCACCGTCTGTACCTTGCGCTCCTTCAGTTCCCTGAGAACCAACAGTGCCTTGAGCACCTTCGGTGCCCTGCGTTCCTTCGGTACCTTGCGTACCGTTAGAGCCATCAAGACCCTGTGCACCAGCAGTACCCTGCGTACCCTGTGCACCAGTAGTTCCTTGGGTTCCTTGGCTTGCGTTAATCCACGCAGTGCCGTTCCATGTCTTTACAACCTTATCGTCAGTGTCATAGTAAATCTGACCTTCGACTGGGTTGGCTGGCTTACTGACTGTAGCGAGATTCTGAATACGGGCATTTTGAAGTTCAAGTTTGCCTAAATCAATTGGGGTTAAAAACTTACGGGCCACGGTCTATCTCCTTTAAGATATGTAGGCATAACCTGAGAAAGCGGATTGAAAGGAGACCGTTAATGAGTTCGAATTAGTGTACGCAATTTCACCTTCAACAATGTTACCAGCAGAGTCTACAACTGTAACGTTAGGCTTAAAGCCTAAATTATGAGTGATCGCCCAAGAAGCACTGGCGGCTCCTTGAGTGTGTTCATATGAGACACGTCCAACTGTAAAGTACCTATTTGTAGTGCCTTCAGTAAGGTCATCAGTGCTATCGAGGGTAGCGCTGGCAATACCGTCCGCACCTTGAACACCGATAGTTCCTTGGGTTCCTTGAGTCGCAGTACCAGTTGTACCTTGGGTACCTTGAGTTGCAGTACCGATAGTTCCTTGGGTACCTTGAGTACCAATTCCTTGTGTACCTTGAACTCCTTGTAATCCTTGTGCGCCTCTAACACCCTGTGTACCTTGAGCACCTGTGACGGCTCCCCCATCACCAGAACAAGAACCACAACCACAACCAGAAGCATGAGTTGTACCTTCTGGGGTGGTGATTAAAACGACGTTGTTAACTGCAATAGGTACAGTGGCAGACCCTGGACGTGTGTATTGGCTTGGGCTCATTGGCTTACCTCTTTTGTAACGAAGATTATTCCAGAGACGTAAGTATTAGTTACGCCTTCTGCGTCTGTTAATTGTACGTCATAGTAAGACTTACCAGGAAGTAAACGAGTTTGATCTCCTGTTAAAGATAGAACTAATGTGCGTTGATTATCGCCATCTTCAGTAATGTCTGGTTTTGTCACAGTAAATTCAGTGACTACATAGGCTGCACCTGGCAGTACTCTAATTTGTGCCAACGGAGTTAAGTTGTTAACTTCAAAGTCTAAACGAATAGAAAATTCGTATGCATCGCCTTCGTAGATACTGAGGTCTTGAACAACCGTTGTTGGAGTTGTTTTAACATTTCCATAGGTTGGAATAGGTAGACGAACTCTAGTCTTAGTTGACTTATCATCAATTTCTTGTGGCTGATAAATTGGCACGTATTCGTTTGTAGTCTTTGAAATACGGCGCAAAGAAAATACATCTATCTTGTACAGACCAATACCAAGTTGTGAGCAGAGTTCCTTGTATTGATTCTTTCGGACATCAATCATCTGCATTAACTGGCGATAGCGCTCAGAGCGAGGGATCATTACTCCGTCTGGCGCTGTAATGTCAATGTCAAACGAGGCATCTGTAGCCAAGGTATACATCGCAAGTGTGGATGCGTACACAAGTACTGGGTATTCTTCTACTGAAGGCAGGGTAGTAATAGTCATTGCTCTACCGTAAGCATCTGTGTGAAAAGTTGAGTGTTGTTCAAAAGCATCACTTACAAACTGACATACTTCAGAGTTGGTAAAGTAACGGTAGTAGTTACCCGCCACAATTACGTTTAGATCTACAGCAGGAGTGTCATCAAGAACAATAAAGCCAGTCTGCTCTTCTACTTCTACCGCATCCGATACATCCTCCCCATCTACGTTTACAACTAAGTTGAGACCATCTAAAGGGGAGTACGGGACAAAGAAACGGTTAGTGGTTCCATCAGTTGTAAATTGGTAAACAAAAGACTTGCCAATGTCGCCAATCTCAGACCGCAGTCTGTCGGCAAGACTTGAGATGTTAGCCACGTAACCTCCGTAAAAATACTAAGAGCAATCATCTCGTGTAATTGCTCTTAATTCAGCACAAAAAGAAAAGGGTCCGACCCCTCAACTGGGAGGAGGGCGGGAACCAGTTGAGGGACGGACTACTGCTGACGGCTTAGTTTGGCCGCCAAATATATCCAAGTTGTTCTAGGTAAGCGGCAAGACCTGACGGAACACGGTACTTAACACCTGCTTTAAAGGTGTAAGAGTTACCAACTCCATATGTCATGTCTTCAATGTCTGTGATCGTGCGGATAACAACCATGTCACCTGCAGTTGAAACTCCGACATTTTCGATCTCGTCTAGAACTAGAGGAGCATCTGGTTTCTTAGGATCAAAGACATCCCGTTCCAGGCTCTCTACCTCAATCTGTGCAGCGATAGAAATTTCATCTTTTCGCTTTTGTAGTTCTGCTGCGTTCTTCTTTGTTGCTCTTTCCGCTGCTAGGCCTGTTGCGTCGAGCGGACTTGTTGGTTTATTTGCCACGGTGTTTATTCTCCTAAGTTAGGTATTAGTGATGTCTGGGGGCCCAGGAAGGAGTAGGGCCCCCAGTCATCGGGTAAAACTATTAGTTGGTGTAAACCTTCACAATTGCTTGATCTGTGATTACGCCTAGACCCCAAATTGCGTACCAAGCAAGAGCGTGCTCACGACCGAAGTCAAGAACGCCACCATCGCGAAGTTCAACTGGGAGAGAGATTGCGTGACCAAATGCATTGTCACCAATCATGATTGATTCGTAAACTTCAGCACCGTTACCAGTTGCTGTTGTTAGGTAACCCTTTTCTGCAGTGAAATCTGCAGACTCTGGGTTTCCACCATTACCTGGGGCTGTGTTAGCCTTAACAGGAATGCTGTATTGATCTGCTGGAACACCAACAGATGTTGAAGTTGTGTATGCAGCGTTAACTGCCAACTTCTTAACCTGTGTTGTTTCGATGAATACTACGTCGTATAGACGACCGATTTCACCTAGCATGAAGTTACCTGGAGCAGCGTACTTTGTAACTTCGATGAACTCTGGGTTCGAACGAATGTCACGTGACTGCTTTGGGTGTACGAATTGTACGTATGTCTCACCTAAGCGAGGGATGTTCTTGCCAGCAAGAGTAAGAGCAGCATCCTTTACAGCACCAGTTGACAACTTGAAGTTACCATCTAGGTCTGAGATCTGTGTTGCTGCTGTACCTTCGTTGTACCAGTCATTAACACCTTGTACGCCTGTACGGTCGTAACCGAACACTGCTGATGTTGCTGCTGATAGTGTGTTGCGAGCCTGTACATCTAGGTATTGTGCCATGTGGCGACCTAGAAGACGTGAGGCAGATGCCATAACATCGTCGAATGATGCATTCAAAAGTAGTTCTGAAACTGCTACTGCGTAGCCGTGTTCAGCAACTGTGATTGCAATCTGTTCTGCTGTTAGAGCGTTTGTTGTCATACGTACACCTTCTGTAAGAGGTGACGGATCAACAGCAAAGTTCTTGTAACGAAGGAAGTTAACGCGAAGACCAGGAGCAACTCCTAGTTCAGTCTTCTTAACTGCGAACTGTTCGAAACGAAGGATTGGCATTGCCTGGAACAAAATTTCTTTTGACCAGATTGTTTGAATAGCCTGGTTAAGGCTTGAGTTCGAGCCTGAGTAGGCTGTAGGTGCACCAGCGAGTTGGCCAGTGCCTGTAATTGCAGACGCCATTTAGGGCAGTCCTTTCTTTAGTTGGTTGAGGGTTTTAACCGAAAAGACCCTGGCCTCTATTTGATGCTGCGTTGCCAAGTAACTTGGCGCGTTGTTTCGCATAGTCTGCCAATGACATGTCCCGAATTGAATCGGGTGTATACGATTGTTGTGACGGATCATTATCGAGGGGTCCTGATGCAGGCGACGTAATACGTGTACCTGCCATTTGTTGCTTTGCAGATTGCATTGCTGCTTGCGCAGATTGCAGGATGCTTGCTGATTTCTCTTTAAGCATTGAAATACTCTGCTCTACTTCTTCTTGTGAATTACCTTGAATCAAGTCGATTAGTTCAGGAACAATACTGTCACGTTCTTGTTCTAGTCGGCCTTGACGATAGTTCATTAATTCTTGGAACTGACGTTCTCTATCGAGAAGTGCAAAAGCCTTTTCTCTCTCAAGACGTTCAGCATCTAACTGAGACTGAAATTCTTGCTCCTTCTTAGCGAGGAGTTCCTTGAGGGACATTTCACTTTCCTCATCGGCTTTACGCTTTGCTTCTTTTTCTGCTTTCTCAGCATCACGCTTGGCTTTTGCTTCTGCTTGGCGTGCTGCTTCTTCCTCACGAGCCTTCTTCAAGGTCGAAAGTTCTTCTTTCATTTTTTCCATCTGAGGGTATAACTTGGCTTTTTCTTGCTCACGAGCCTTAGCCATATCGTCTGCGGTATACACAGATGAAACCTCATTCTGGAAAACTTCTGTCGCTGCTGGAATCAGGTCTTGATTCGCAACTTCTAACTGAATTTCTTGTTCATTATCCATAGTGATTCACTTATCTTTCTTAGGTAATTGTCCGAATGCCTTGCGGCTTGCCACTTGGTTGTTATGAGATAATTGCATTACATTTAAATGCGCATGTCTCGGTAAACGTAAAGTTTACTGAATAAACTTTAATTATTCCTTGTCTACTGTTCTCCTTTGTGGAATTTTTGTTCCATAGGCATCAGTGACAAGTTTGTTTCGGATCTCGGCTTCGCCCTGAACTGCAGCGCCCTTAGTTGCTTGGCTCTCTGCGTTCTCTGGGTTTTGAGGATCTTGTGGCCCTAGCATTCCATCGCCCATAATGTCGCCGTCTCCTAGTTGCTGTGGCTGCATTGGGATAGCCGAGTTCCCATCAGGCCCAGGCATCATGCCTGTCATATCCATAATCTGTTTTTGAATCTGAATCTTGATAAGTTGTAGAGCGCCATCTGCCTGAGCATCTGAGATAAGTTCTTGACGAATCTCTTCCAACTTCTCTTCTGGGAACTCTTCGCCCAAGGTACGCAATGCGCCTTCCTTAGACTCAAGACCCATGCCCAGTTTGGTCTGAATTTCATTCAGAGCAATTAACTTGTCTAGTGGTAGAGGTGCTGGGAAATGTGCGTAGTTCTGATAAGAGATTGGATCATTAGGATCAAGTTGTGGGTACTGGCCTTCTTTAATTGGGCCGTCAAAGTCTGGGTTGTAAAACATTGTCTCTGGTTCTTTTAAGAACAGAGTACGAAGTGCTAATTCGTTAATTCGTTCAATGCCCTTGCCGTACTGCGCTACCTTTTGTGAGTAACGGTTCATCAATGGCTGATACTGAATAGAAAGAGCAACACCTGAAGTGTTAGAGATTGCTTGAACTTGACCCAGTGCGGTTTCTGGGATGTTCATAATTTCGTGCATTGAGCGCTTTAATAGTTCTAGGTACTTCAAGGCTCCGTCAATACCTTGTGCACCGCCTTCTAGGTTGAAGACCTGAGCATCTTTTGGAAGACCGCCCCAAACCTTCTTAGCGCCTTTTTCTAGGTTAGAGGCTTTAGCACCCACGATTACCGTTACAGGTGATGCGTGGTAGTTAATGATGTCAGCGACATCAGTGCTAATTTCGTTATATGCACGGTTGATAGTGATGATGTCGTGTGCGTCGGAGAGACCCCACGGAGATCCTGAAACAGGAACGTTAGGTATATGTACCACTGGAATTAAACCAAGTGGATTTGGGCGAGAGTCAATCAATTCATCGTTGACGTACTCTTCAATAACGTCATCTGTAAGAATTTCAGTATAGGTAAACACTTGACGTGTACCTTCAAGGGATGTTCCCCAGAAACGATACTTCTGCTTGAAACGCAATAGTCGTGTGCGATCGTGTGGGTGGAACTCAGGGAAACAGAAAGATGAGTTCATTGGAAGAAGGCGAACACGACCAGGATGGAAATGGTTTGCGGAGTCTGTCCATGGCTCTTCGTATGCGACCTTAACAAAAACGTCGCCAGTAATTCCGCCCTGTTGTCCGATCTCAAGTAGAACACGCATCTTGTCGTTGTCTACTTCCCAGATACGCTCTAAACGGTCTGGAACAATTGCTTCTGTTGCTTTAGGTGAACGAAAATGTATACCGTTACCAAATGTAAAACGTGAAAGATAGTCATTGAATGCGCGGTAGTAGTTAACCGCAATTTGCATTTCGCCTTGTTCACGACGGTAACCCCAGTGATGACCGAGGTACATCGCCCAGTTAAGTGAGTAACGGTTTAGGCGGGGACCGTGTACTTCAAATTCTTCATCTGCAAGTTCTACAAGTCCGAGTGGAGAGATTGAGATTGTAAGGTCGCTTGATGCCGCTCTATACGATGGAGGGCTGAAATCAAGAAATGACATTACTTCTTCTTATCTTTCTTAGCATCTTTCTTTTCTTCAAGATGTTTAGACTTTTCTTTGTCTTGTTTTTTCTGTGCCATACCAGCACGACGTGTTGCTTCAGTGGTTTCAATAAACTGTCCACCGCTTTGAATATATCTTTTATGAACCCAAGCACTTGCGCCAGGATTTGGATAGGAAGAGTACTTAGCCCGTGCCATAGCAACAATGGTTGCATACAACTTTGGGTTTGCTGGTTTCTTCATATCTCCTCCAAGGATAGCCTTACCACCCTCACACTAGTGCAAGGGTGGCTCGGCGTACTTATTAAACTATTAGTCGTTTATGACTGTTGCTGACATACGTTGTGTACGTCCGCCTGAGCGAGCAACTGTTTCAATCTTTGCTGCTGAATAGTCATTCATTGTTCCATGTGCGAACTCACCAAGGAATGTTGGTGCTTCAACCCATGATGCTGAACCAACATGAGCACGTTCTGCAAGAGTTTCTGCTGCAGTCTTTTGCCATACTGGGGCATTACGGTTTGGGCGTCCTGGAGCAACTGCAGAACCCTGCATCATGCCCTTCTGGAAATCTGCTGGAACGTCTGTATCTGTAGCGATACCTTCTTCAAAGCGAAGTGGTCCACGACGAGTAGCGTTGTCGGCACCCTTCATTTCGTAGTTCTGAGGTGAACGCTCTGGGAATTGTGGTGCTGGTGAAATTGTCATACTTACTCCTTAAGGATGTATTGGAAAGGCCTTTTCCTTAGTACATAGTTTCCACCCTTTTTGCCTAGTTATGTTGTCTAACTAGAAAAAAGGATTACTAGAGGCTACAACTTCGGGCATTACTAAGTCTTGGGTAAGCGAGCAAGCAATTGATAAAGAGTCTACAAAGTCGTCGTGTGCGTAGGATTCATCTGGGGCTGCTACTAAGAAGTTAGGTCCTTTAAAAGTAACTTCGGCATCCACCATCTGTTGGTAAAACCGCTTCCAAGTACGCAATCTGCGAGTTTTTGCATGAGAAGGCCAAGAGATCATCTTGCGCTGAATCAAAGCCTGTAGATGTTTCCATCGTCTTGACTGCTCAGATGGGCTAGAGGTTAAAGACATAACTTCGGCTCTAGGCAGCAATAACTTTAAACGTTGGGCTACTGCGTCGCCTACACCGTTAGCATCTACGCCAACTGCTAGTACGTCATAATTTTCTAAGAAGTTTACGATCTGGTAGTACTGCTCTTCCCAGTCATCTCCCTGCATCTCTAACCAGTTTAAAACGCGGTGATCAAAATAACCAAACTCATCAGGGCGATCCCAGTCAACCCACACCACAGTAACAACCGTCGAGTCAGTTTTACGAGCAGGGTCGACCCCAACAACGACGGGGGTTTTATGCCAAGACTTAACCAGTTCCGAAGATGTATCGCCCAACTCATCCATAATGTTTGAAGTAACAAACATTCCTCTTTCAAGTAACCACTTACAGTTGTACGACATCTGGAACTCATCGGACTCTTCTCCAATACGCAACATTTCTTTTCTAACGAACTTATCGTAGTTCTCATTTACCTTTACCACTTCACGCCAGTCCCATTGGAAATGGTTCTGCCTATTTCCACGAGTTGTCTGGCGTCTGCGGTTCATTTGAATAGCGCGGTAAAAATTGTTCTTACTCGTTGTAGGCGTACCAGTCTTGACCATTGTTCCTGCGTAATAGGCAAGCATCGGAGAAATACTTTTTGATACCACAAAGTCATCAGCCTCTTGGCACTCGTCAATAACAATAAGATGAAAAGACTTGGATTCAATTTTTGCCCTTGGGTTAGCGGTCATCATAGTAATTGTTGAACCAGACTTCTTTAAACGAATCTGGCGTGTTACACCACCTACGCGGGTAGCGCTGTCATCGATTTCTGGATCGCCCAAAATCTCAAGGGCTCTTTCAGAGGTTAAGCGATTAACTGTGCGTCCATAAAGGGTTTCAGCCTGTGTTTCAGTAGGTGCAAATAGACCAACCCATAAGCCATCTTTAAATTTACCTAGTAAATCTGGGTACAACTTTGCTAAACGTGGTAGCAGAATCATCAATGTGGCTACTGTGTCAGCCACCGTCTCTGACTTACCTGACTGACGTGCAGCAAGGGCTGTAATTTCTTCGCCATCGTTAATGATTACTGATTCGATTACACGACGTGCCAACGGTTTTTGATAAGGGTGAAGGTCGTGTCCAACTAAGACTTTTAAGAAGTCCATAATCTTGTCGATAAGTTTGTCAACAAATTGCTGTGAGAGTTCATCAAGAGCCTCATCAACAGGCTCGTCTACAGGTTGTTCTTCGTTTAAAAAGAACTCTGGACTTATCTCTTCAAACTTCTCGTCAATATTACTCATAGAGTTGTGTTAGACCGTCTCTTTAATTCTTTAGCAATGGCTTGAAAGGCTTCTGCAGCCACAAGTACTTCATCAAGATCTGCTTGGCTCTGATTGCGCTGCCAACTCGTTAAATGTTTGCCCACTGTGTACATTGCTTGCTCCATCCATGAGATCAAATCTGGAGTAGAGATTGTGGCTACTCGTTTCTCGATTCGCGTCTGCGGCTGGTGTCCACCCTGCTTCTTCCGTAAAATCATCCTCTGTTACATCCCGTCTGTTTAGCGCTGTGTTTAACGCTTCTTCTTCAGATTGCATGCCAGTCCACTTCCCTAAGACTAGTGCCCGATATCCAGGCAAGCGTACTATAAAAGGGGCTGAGGTTCTAAAAGGCTCTTCGATCTCTTGAGTCCAACCACGGACTACTAGTTTCTTATCCCAGGCATATGGGAAGTTAGTTAGTTGAACAAATACTGGGCCGATATTGTGTACCTTTGGCATTTGCTCCCTATTTCAGTTCTTTAGTCTTCTTACCGCCGCTTTTGATTTGAGCCGCACGAGTAAACTTGTAAAAGGCTTTTCGTGCTGTTTGAGAGATACTACCCACGTCTGCGGCGCCTCGTGGTTTAAAGTCTAGATACTTGTAAATATATCGGCCCTTTGAAACACGGGCTTTAAATGCTTGCCATTCAGCAGGTGTAACTTCATAGTAGTTGTAGAAGGTTCCATCGCGGAATACAACTGTAACTTTCTCTTCATCTCTGTCATAGCCAGCCGCCACAGTTCGTGGGCGTGCAGGATTAGTTGTAGAGGTTGGTACAACTGTCAATGGTGCTGCTGAGGTGTCTTCTTCCATTTGAGGGCCCTTGTATCCAGGAATCATTTCGGGACCTTCAGTGACATCATAAAATTGACGACTTGTTAGTCTGTCTTTTGAGGCAGGAAGTCCTGCGAGATTTTTGGTGTAACCCATCTCTGCATGTTCTTTATCAGTTAAGAAGTACTTCATAGTCTCTGGCATACCAATAATCTCTTGGTATTCGCCAAACTCTCCACCAGATGCTGAAGTAGGCAGCCCTTGAAATGGGTTATTAACACCCGTAATCTTTTTTAAGTTGTTTGTCTGTGTTCTGCTGACGCCATAAAACGCGCCTAGTTGCTCCTCTGGAGACGGCGCAGGCAGGCGTCGACCGCCTGCTGCACCGCTCCGAGGTCTTGTCATACGTTTAGATTATGATGCTGCTGCGAATGGTGTAATTGTTACTGCTGCTGCTGGAGCGATTGTATTTGCTCCTGCTGCAATTGATTGGGTCTTAATTGTTCCTTCAAGACCAACAGCGGTTGCTGACAGCCCTGTTAGAGCAAGAACCGTTGTTAATGTTCCTGTTGCTGTAAAGGAGTTAGCACTTGCAGTTACTACGGTGTAAGTACCGTTTGCTGCTGCATCTCCAGAGTTACCAAGTACAACCTTTTGTCCAGCAGTAAAACCGTGAGTTGAGGATGTAACTGTAACTGTGGTGCTACCTGCTGTACGGGCAATTGCTGTTACTGCCTTTGCGGCATTTGTTGCTGCTGCTGCAGTTGTAGGAACGAGTGATGCGTCCTTCATTGCATCAGTTGCAAGTGCTGTTGTCAAACCAATTACTGAAGGTACGAGTACGTAGTCAGTTGGACCTGCAACGTCTTCGCCTGCTGTATCTGGGTTGTATAGTGGGAAACCATTCCATCCTGAAAGAGCGATGATGTGGTTGTCAAGTGCTGGGGCTAGACGACCTGGAACTCTTGTGTAAACTGTTTCCGAAAGAGTTGCACTTGCTGCATCTGGACGAGCATCGTTTGGTTGAATAGGGAAGTTACCCCATACGAAGTCAATAGCGACTTCGCCTGCGGAATCTAAAAGATTACCGTTGTTATTTGTTGCCATGAATAGTCTGCTTTCTCTAGAGAAGTTAAAGCCTCATGCGCTTAGAGGCATGACAAGTCTACTTAAAATCACTGCAATCATGGCCTTCAAGTTCATTTCTTTCTAAAATGGTATTACAGTCTTTACATTTGAAGAATCGGACATCATCTAGACCTACATGTAAAGAATCTGCGTGATATTCGCTTTGATCCATCTGTGGCTCTGCTAGTACTTCAGGTGGAAATGGGCCTCTAGGACTGTGTGAGTACGCGGGTACGGCATGACCCTGCACCGCAAACTTGCGAATCAACTTCATTTACTTAACAGACTTTTTAGTTGTCTTCTTTGCTATTGGGGTTGGCTCTTCTTCTGGATCTGGAGTTGACAGAATCTCAAGGGCAATTTCCTTTTCTTTAGTAAACTCTTCAGTAATAGCAAGTAACCCTGCTCTACGTCGTTCATCTAAGAACTTAGGAAGGTCTTTACCGCAATAATAAAGCGCTTTATTTCTGGTCATGCGGTACATAAACAACGCATTGTTATCGCAATTAGCGCATTTCATTACCACTCCAATCCATGGCTAAACTTATTTTTACTAGTATCAATCGGGGCGCCGCCACTCATAGGGCCTGGTCGTGAAGGGTCAGGAAAGACCTCATCTAATTTTGCTTTTTGTCGTTTTGAAATACCTGGGTGACCAGTCATGCGCTGAGCCCTTAACCAGAACTCTGGAGGGTACATGCCAAAGTTGTTAAGTATTTGACCATGAGTTTTAGTTGCTGGTTGCTGTGCTAGTTTTATAGCAAAGTTAAGCATCTTCTTATCGATTGCACTCATTGGGGCATGACGAGAATCTACTCCAGCATTAAAGTGGGAGTAGGAATCGTTATCTGGGTTAAGTGCGCCAGCCATTACTTCTTCTTTGGCTTAGTTCCAGGGGGAGTTTGTTTTAATTTTTTAGGGTAAGCCTTAGTGTGTTTTGGGGTGATCTTACCTGTTGCTTTGTTTGCTCCTGGCACGGGTGCTCCTGTCGATTCGGGTGTGATGTTACTTCCACGCTTTTTATAACCAGGTACTGGTGCTCCAGTATTGGATGGCGTTGGAGTTTCTCTTGTATGGTTTTGTAGGTTATCATGATTAACCTGTTGATGCTTCATTGCAGTTTGATAATGATGATTATCAGAGTGTGTTTTAATATTAGCAATTGCGTCAATTGCCTGCACTATGCCGATGGCTGGGTTCCAGTCCTTGGACATAAACTGATTACTCATGTATCTATCTTCCCTTAAATTCCGTACTTTGTAGTATCAACCTCAGTTTTAGTTAAACAATTTTCAATGGCGATTAATCTTTCGCCCAATTCTACGAAGGCTTCTAGGACTTTATCCTGATTTTCCATAACCTTAGCCTGGTTCTCGTACAGACGGTCTACACGGTCCTTTACAGTGGTGTAGCCACCGTTTTGACTTAGTTCCCCATCCATACTGTTCAAGCGCTCCATAACGCCTGGAACACGGTCTCTACCTGGTTCAGCAGGTTCACCTTCCCAGTCGCGCATGAACCGTTCCATCCATTGCATAAAACGTCTAGTCTTCTTATACAAGGGACTCAACAGCACTCCTATGCTTATGAATGCACCAGCGACAATGCCCATGGTTGTAAAGAACGTTGTCACTGGTGCATCTCTCCTAAGTTACTTCTTGCCTAAGCCGTATGATGGATCTTTTGGATTAACAAACTTTGCTGCTGGTCCGAGCAAACCTGCAACAAAAGCGTTAGCCAATGTCTTTGGGTCCGTAATTCCTGCCATGTACAGGGCCGCAACAGCGGCAATCGATGCACGAAGCCAAGTTGCTCCTGCAGCCTTTAGTGTCTTGATATCCATACTTCTCCTAACTAAATGCCCTCAAGGGAAATAATCCCTTATTCGTCTCGATTACGCAGGGGATACGTGATAGCCCATGCAAATAGAGTTGCAATAATTGCGTAACCAACGATGGTTTTCGCACTTCCGTCAAGAACTACCCAAGCAATAAACATTCCAAGTAGTGTCCACAGTTGTTCAACCATGTCTTTTATTAGTTTCACTGTTTGCGTCTCCTAACGCCTGATTGTCCTGATGGAGTTCCTCCACCAGAATTTCCGCCTCCAGTTGAACCTGCAGAGCCAGTTGCTGCGGATGTTGCTGCACTTGCTGCTGCACTAATTGCTGCACCTGCAGCAACTACTGTTGCAACAACTGCTTGTGTTGATTCTTCACGCTCTTCAGCGCTCATGTCTGCACCGATACTTCCAAGTGCCGCAAGAGCAGCACCTGGATCTGAGAATGCTTCAGCCAGTAATGCGCCAGGATCTTGAAGCAGTTCAACTTGTGCCGCAACTTCTGCAGTAATGATAACGGCATTACCGTTTGCATCGGTTCTAACGTCAACAGGTTGTTCTGGTGGAAGATCGGCATAAGTGATACCAGACGCTACTAACGTTGCTAAAGGAACGGCTTCACCAACAAACTGAGCAATAACAACCTCTGCAACTAATGTCCGCTCCTCTGAAGTTAACTCTTCCCCGTCTTTAGTTAGAGTTTCAACAAGAGCAGTAACTTCGGCCTTTGTGATGTTTCCATCGGAAAGTAAGTTATTAACTACTTCTTTAGTCTCAGCAACAGTAATCTTTCCATCTGTAATAGAAGCGGCTTGTTGTTCAGCCTTTGCCTTAGCCTCTGCTTCTGCTCTTGCTTTAGCGGCTGCTTCTGTGGCTAAACGATCGGCTTCTGCTTTTGCTTTGGCTTCTTCTGCTGCTTTTTCAGCGGCTTCTTTTGCAGCCTTAGCATCTGCCTCTGCCTTTAACTTTGCTTCTTCTGCGGCTTCTGCTTCAGCCTCGGCTTTTGCTGCCGCTTCTTCTGCTGCCTTGGCTTCTGCTTCTGCTTTTAACCGTTCTTCTTCTGCTAATCGTTCTTCCTCTGCCTTAGCAGCGGCCTCTGCTTCTTGCTCGGCCTTTAATGCTTCAGCGGCTAAACGCTCTTCTTCTGCTTTGGCTGCTGCCTCTTCAGCAGCAATGCGCTCTTCCTCCGCTTTGGCTGCCGCTTCTTCCGCCGCTATACGTTCTTCTTCTGCCTTTGCCTCTGCCTCTGCTTTTTCTTCTGCTGCTTTAATTTCTTCTGCAATTCGTTCTTCTTCTGCCTTGGCTTCTATTTCTGCTTGAATTCTTGCTGCTTCAATTTCCGCTTCTATACGTTCTTCTTCTGCCTTGGCTTCTATTTCTGCTTGAATTCTTGCTGCTTCTTCTGCTGCTTCTTCTGCAGCAATTCTGTCAGCCTCTGCTTGGGCTGCTGCTTCTGCTGCTACGCGAGCAGCCTCAACCTCTGCTGCTATACGGGCAGCCTCAACTTCTGCTGCTACGCGAGCAGCCTCAACCGCTGCTGCTATACGGGCAGCCTCAAGTCTTTCTGCTTCTGCAAGCCTTGCCACCTCTGCTAGTCTTGCCACTTCTGCAAGCCTTGCTACTTCTACCAATCTTGCTGCCTCTGCTAACCTAGCAATCTCTGCAAGTCTTTCTACCTCTGCTAGTCTTGCTACTTCTGCTAGTCTTGCCACTTCTGCTAGTCTTGCTACTTCTGCAGTAGCGGCTGCTATTGCCAACTCTTCAGCAGTTGGCCCTGTTGGAGAAGGAGAAGGTGATGGAGTCGGTTCTACTGCTGGTGATGTTTGGCTTGGGGACGGTTCTGGGGTGGGTGTTGGGTTCGGCTCCGTTGAAGGCGAAGGTGAAGGTACTGGAGTTGGAGAAGGCTCGATTGGCGCGGAAGGGGTAGGCGATGGAGAAGGCTCTGTTTCTGGGTTGGGTTCTACTGATGGTTCTGGGCTGGGCTGGGGTGTGGTTGACGGAGAAGGCGAAGGCTGAGTACTGGGAGTCGGCTCAGGAGTGGGATCACTACTTGGACTTGTCGAAGGACTCGCGCTTGGCTCAGGCACGATCACTGGCGGCGGCGCTGGAAGATAAAAATCCACAGAATTAGAAATACCAGAGTACAAACGTAATGTGTCGTTATCTGATCTAATGCTAAAGGTGTAAGTTTTATCTAAACCTGCTTGTGCTATTACCGAATAATTTATAGTTATAAAAGTGTTTAACGCATTAGCATCGCCAACATTTCCAGTAGCAATACCCCAACCATTAAACCCTGCAGTAGTCCAAGAAATTGCGTAACGCTCTACTGGGTCTCCTGTAGTAGGAGCGCTCCAGTTTAAAGTTATTGTTGATGCGCCAGGATTATCAGTTAACGTCAAATTACTTGGCGCATCTACGTGTGCTGTATAAGGTGGGATTGCAGCCAGTGCAGCCTGTGCATCTGCTAATGCTGTTTGTGCGTTCTGTAGGATAACTAGTAGCGCTGGGTCTTTAACCATTGTCACTACTGCAGTTTGACCAAACCAAGATGCAGGAACTACTTGATAGTTACCTGAAGGTTCGTATACATAGAGCATAGAGCAGGCTCCACCACTGTTTTCGTAAAACCACGCATCAATAGTGTAAGCAGTTCCAGCAGTCAATTGAATACCAGCACCTAGGCTGCCATTACAGCCCTTGTCTACCCATTCATCTACAACTACTTGACCATTAATAGTCATGTAGAAACCATCATCAGCAATGTTTCTAAATTGGTATGTGCCTGTAGTAGGCACTGTAATTGTTCCATAAAAGTTAACAGTAACTCTTTCAGGGTCACAGCCTAAGATGCCACCACTACCCCATTGAAAGTTGATCTGGCTTACAGTAGTCGTGGCACAAAGAGCAGACGCATTAGGCGTCATGCTCATCGTATTGTTGTAAACCTTGGCAGTTAAGCCAGAGCCAGATGCAGTTGCTTGCTCAATTAAGTTGCTATCGTAATTTGATTGCGCTGTGTTAACGGCAGCCTGAGCAGCAGCCACTGCCTGTGTAGCGGCAGCAATCTGTGCGTTGTATTCCGCCAGCGTTGTGGCAGGAGTAGCCGCATAAGTAGGTGTTGCGATTAGTGCGGGAAAGAATGCAAAAGAAGTTGCGACGAATAGTGCTGCGAGTATACGCAGTGCTTTCAAGGATTCCCCTCGGAATACTAAATGCCCTCTACGGGATTATAGCGGTTTCCAATTCTTATTAACGATTAACTTGGCCGCATTGTTTGTTGAGTTAACAGATTCTCCCTGTACTCCACGTCCTCTATGAGCCCAAGATATAATTGATGGTTCTGCAACTGATTTAGCCGAAAAATCAGGTGTGTAATTAAAATGTTGTTTAATACCGCTACGTTGATTAACCATTAATGTTTTACGATTAAGTTGATTACTCATGAACCTAATCCTCCAACAAAACCTGCAGCAGTGCCGCCCATTCCAGTTCCATCAGTTGCTGAAGCAACATCACCGTTGCCGCTCACTGTTTGGTCTTGGCCTCTTCCAGTATCACGCGGGTCTGTTCCTGAACCAACTGAACCAATCATATTTGGATAATTAAAGAACCAGAATCCTGCGCCAGTATAACCTGACTCACGTCTACGGCCAAAGCGTTTCCGTTGTCTCTCTTCAATATCTTCAGCAGTATCAAACTGAGTTGATAAATTGCGCATTCTTTTTCCTTCCGCTGATACAGCAGGGCCTACAGAGTATCGACCGTAAGTCCCACCAGGCCCACCCATCAGTCCTTTACCAGTTTCGTATCTATCCAAAGTTAAACGCTCCTTCTGGGTCATACACGTCAACAGCCTGTAAAACTAAACTAGTTCCAAGTTTGCGAGCATGGTGCCCACAAAAATACAACTCACCAGTTAACATCGTTGCACGAACCATCGCACCAGCACCGCAGGTATCGCATCGATCTGAAAGAGTTATTGGCTCTCTAGCATCGACGATGTTAGTCATTAAAAGAACCCTGGCTTAGCAAGCATCAGGTCTTTATTCGCTACCATCACTCCATCTTGTTTGTTTGCTTTAGGAGATGAAGGGCCATCAAACTTAGAGTCCATAGGCATCGCACCGTTTAGTTCGATACTAGCCTTTTCCTTAAATTGTGGCTCAGATAACATGTCTCTATTTTGCCCCTTTTATCTCTCGGTGTACGGACATAATGGTGGAGTGGATGACCTAAAAAGGTTTACTTGCTCATACTGCCGTAAGATATTTGTAGTTGCAAGTCTGGCACGATATTGTGAGCACAAGCATAAATTGGAGAAAACAAATGATTGACAAGACACATGCCTAAATACGAGTACGCATGTATTGAGTGCGATTTAGATTACGAAAAAGAGCGTAGCATCCATGATGCAGAACCTAATTATGTCTGCGACAAGTGTGGCTACGCTCTTCAACGTGTTTACTCTCAATTTGGCCTAGCCTTTAGAGGCGGCGGCTTTTACTCTACAGATAGCAGAGGTTAGTTGTAGTTAGGGTCGTCTTCTTTAGCAGGAACTGAAATAAGACCTGCTGCTTTAGTTTTAGTCTTTGCTTGACGATCTTCTACTTCTACATCTGCCACAGTCTTTGCACCCTTATCAACGGTTGAAAACGCGGCGTTGATTTCGTCTAGAGTTAGTTTTCCATCGTCCATAAAAGCACGAGCCAACTTTTCGATAACTGCTGCTACTGCTGTTAGTCCTGCAACTGTAATTGCCTTAACAGTTGAGATGCCAGCGATTGCACCAGCACCAATAACACTAAGACCACTTGCTGCAAAAACTGCGACAATGCGCATTAATACATTGTTTAAACTCTTCATTAAGTTCCTCATACCGTTCTCGATTCCCCCTCAGTTGTACCTATTATCAATCTAGTTGGATTCCCATACGTTCTAAATAGAGTTCTTTTTCTGACATTAGGTACTGCTCAATGCGTTTGTATTGTATCTCTACTTGTTCTTGGGTTGCTGATATCTGTTCTGTTGTCATTTCTTTATTTAAATCCTTAAATGTTTCTACGGCTAGATCTAACTCTGTCTTAGCCAGTGCCGCTTTTAATTGGGCGTCCTTCCAAAGGAATTCCGCATGGTCTTGTTTCTTCTGTAAACGCTTATCTTGTGTTTTAGACATAAGGAGAAGTATAGGGGTAGTTTTTGCGTGCTCATACCCAGGAGCCTCTTATGAAGTTGTTACTTTAGAGTAACTTAGATCACCTGTGATATGTGACACAAAGAGTTACTTAAGTTGCTCCACTACCTGAATTGGCCCAGAAGTATTGACATCTAGCCTTGAGGCAATCTCAATAGCCTCAGAGGGCTTTGCTCCAGCGTGTAACGCACCAACTGCATAAGAAGACCCAGAACCTACTCCGTAGATCCCATCTCCTGACCGAATGACTGATAGATCATCGGCTACATCAAATAGTTCTCCACCAACAGCAAGGATGAAACTAAAGCGGTTTTCTTCCGCTTTTCCATCTCCCTTACCCTCATTGAAGTCATAACCGTTATCAGTTAAGCATTTTCTGAGAGAAGGCATTGCTTTGGTAATCATGAAGTGGTAAATGTCTTCGCCATCTTTTGCCGTAAGTTTTGGCGGAACCCACATATGCTGGACAACATCGCAAGGCATTACTTCACCACTACCTGCGATTAAGAACGCACCACGTTGAGAGATCTTCTTCATCTCTGGATGGTTGTATCTACGACCGCCGTCACCAGTTACCTGGTTATCGGCCGCCAGAACACAGCGGTCCTTATATTGCACTCCTACAATAGTTGTCATGTCTCCAAGGATAGCATTAACTGCCCCTAGAGAGTTCTATCTCTAAATTAGAGGAATTTGATCAATTGTGCCCAAGTTTTAGGGCCAACAACGCCATTTGAGTCCAACATGTCGTGATTGTCCTGAAATGCGGCAACTGCGGCTTTTGTCGCTGCGCCGTATTCTCCATCAGCCTTTAGGCCTAGAGCCTTCTGAACAATCTTTACGCCTTCGCCTGTATCCCCTGGCTTAATCTTGCCTGGGAAGGCTGGGGTATCAGATGCTGGAATCTCGGCTTCGACTTCGTTGCCAACGTAGTTAGGACGGCCCCAACCTACGATTGAGACTGAAATCTTCTTTTTGTTTGCTTTGTAGGCACGAGTCTGGATGCAGACTTCTCCGCCATTTCTTTGGCTTCCCTTTTTGCTAGAAGATGTATTGCCCTCGATAGCGGTCACAACGCCATCTGAGTCAATACCTGAGCAGATACCTACGTGAGAAATTCTATCGACGCCGTCTCCTGGGAAATCAAAATACAGGATATCGCCAGGTTGTGGAGATTGACCGCAGTCAGCCTCAAACCAAGTCTTCATCTTCTTAAATGCGGCAGCGCCTGACACGGTAGAGACAGTGTTAGGTACCTTTACGCCTGCTTGGTTAGCACACCAGTTAACGAAACTTCCGCACCATGGAAGAAAGTTGGCTTTTGTAAATGCGCCATATTTTGTCTGGTTATCTTTAGGGCCCTCAATAGTGCCCACTTCCTTCTTAGCAATTTCAATGATTGCTGCTGCTGTTCCTTTATCGGCCATGTGTTTTACCTTTCTTAGTATTAGTTACCTTTAAGTTTAGATTGTGCTTCCAAGTATAGGTGAGCACGAGCACTGTGTCCCATATCTTCTGCAGTTAGCATACCGCCATGTGTAGTGACTCCGCTTTCCTTTAGCATTGTAAGTCCATGACGTATATCTCCACGAACGTGATTAGCAGTTCGGGCTCCACCGTAATCATTTGCTAAATGTTGGTGGATGGCTGATGGGTGCCTATCACTCATTCCTTTACCCACTTTTGCGTTACCTACAGGGTGTACTGACATGTAGTCGTTCTCACGTGCCAGGTACTGTGGGTCTTCGTGATACTCAGCCATTTAGTTTCTTCTTTCTTTAGTTATTTTGGTTGGCAAATACATTTACAGGTATCCACAATGCAGACACCTAAATACATATTATGGTTACATAGTTTACAGGTTAAATCAAAGATTTGTTTAGTCATGCTTTTGTACTACTTGCTGTGTTAGAGGCCTCTGATGGAGGCGTCATCTGCATCGCTACATTGACATACGTTTCTTTTGGCATTATTTGAGCGCCAAATTGCGTAGCGGATATGTTGTTCATCTATTCCGCCACCAGATCTCTTCAGGCTCTAAATGCTCTACTGGCATTAAGCGGTTGTCTCGTTCTGATGCAACTCTGTGATGTCCATCTGCAATAGTTTTATCTGCTGAAGAAAGTTGAACTGGAATTTGAACGCCTTCTTTTCTTATTTTCTTAAACAAACCGCTTTTCTTAGCCTCACGACGCTTACGTGCGTATAACTGATTAGGCTCATGTTCGTCATCGGAGTACTCGCCCTCAGAAACATCATATTTAGATTTAATTTCTTTAGGAGTCATGAACATAGCAAGTTGTTCATACGAAAGATTATCTTCAGCGCTCATTTCTTACGCCACACTCTAACTTTCTCATCTGGCTTATACATAGATACGCCAGGTGCCTTAGAGCCACGTAACTTATGGGCTACAACAAAGTCATTGCCAATCATTTTGGCTGCATGTACACGTAACTTCATTGATGCATCAAGGTAGTCACCTGGAGCAATCTCACGAGCAGCAACATGTGCTGCTTCAAAGTTATCTTTACGGCTCATGCACGCCAGTTTCCACTTTTGTTACCGAGCCACTCTTCCATACTCTTTGGGCCTTCTATTTTTAACTTGCTAGATTCCATGTGCACACGGTCTGCTGAATTAGGGTGCTCTTCAGTTACATAGCCTTGGTGTTCTCTAGGAATGAAGTCACTCTCGTAATAATGATCTGGACTGCTTGCAAAGGTATGGCTCTTTGGCACATGTACTTTGAATATGTGAGTCCCATAATCATTAGCGACATCTAGATGAGGAGTCATGTAGGTGCCGTTGCGAAGACCTGTTTTTTTAATAGACTCTGCCGAGTGCTCATCAGTAGCATGGTAGTAAGTATTAAACTGACTAGGGTTTAAGTGGTCTGATGCGCTCATTACTTAGCCGCTCCATCGTTGAAGTGATCAGTTAGTGTCTTACCTTTTTCTTGACAATCTTCACACCAGTCAATTGGGTTAACCGCTGCAGACTTTGCCGCACCTTGTGAGCGAGTGGAGACAAGGTTGCCGTGATCTTCGCAGATTGTTGTATAACGCTGACCATCTGAGTGATCAAAGCCTGCTTGCTCTGAGTGATAGACACTTACTCGTGTTTTTGTGTATGGGCTAACCTTTTCGGAGATCTTTCCCGCAAATCCGCCTAGTGAGTATTCTTTCATCGGTAACCTGGTTCGCTTCTAGCGGCATCGATGTGTGGCGCATATTTAATTGGAAATAAATGTTCTGGAAATTGTGCGGCAGATAAGGCGACACGGTGATGGCCACCTAGTACCTGTGGTTTTCCAGATGGAGAACCTAAATTGTTATCTTGTAAGTGAAGTGCGCCACCAGGCATGCCTTTACTCTGAGCAACTGACTCTAGAGAAGTCTTTGCACCAATTCCTCGACGAACTAAATCAGGGCCAGACAAACTGCGCCATGCACCTCGGCTATCTCTTTCAAAAGCATCTTTGCCATATCTTTGTTCACCAGTTTGTTTTGATTCAGTTAACTTGCGATCCCACAACTCTTGATCAGTTTCTTTGACTCCGCCTGGTTTGTATTGACGATCTTGCTTATAAGGAGCAAAGTGCTTCTTAACTTCGCCACCAGTCATAAACATAGGCTGATAGCCAGCCTTCAATGCTTGACCTAAATCTTTAGGTGGGCGCTTCATCATGCCTTAAATTGTAAGGCTAACTCCTGAATTTGTAGGGATTAACAAACCCTGTTCAAAGGCTTCTTCTGGAACCCGCCAACACTCGCGCAAAATTTTTCCATTGTAATCGCGCTCTACAGACCATTTGGCTTTCTCAGGTACATCTGACATGTGCATCCAGCCATATACCTTGACGGTTGAGTAGTAATCACGGTCGGTCACGAAGGCCCCAACTAGTATCCAGTCATCTCGTAGGTCTTTAGGAAAGACAGGTATCTCATCTCTTGTGCGGATGCTCTTGACCTCAATGTTCTGGCCAACATCTGCGATGTCTTTACGGAAGTGGTGCTCTTCATTTGTATAGAAGGGAAAGGTGAATGCCTTCTTGTATAACTTGGCTACGGCGTACTCAGCAACGATGCTTCGAACATTGGCCGCAATTTCAGGCTCCATGTTCTTCTTGTTATCGCCTGCGTAGTTAGGGCGATCTATTGATCCCCACTTCATCATCCATCGGTTTAGGGCGATATCAGCGCAGGCACGAACTTCTTCTTTAGCCAGTTCTACTATATGACTCACTCGGTGCTTCTCCAATGTAGAAATGATCTAACATAAACAATTCCGTATGCGATAGCGGCAAAGATAAAGCCGTACTGCTCTGTGGTTACGGCATAGATAGTCCAAAGAACTTCGTTAAGGAATAAGACTAACCAACCCCATATAGTTTTTCGACCTACAAGAAAGATACCTGTAACGCCGATTGCCGCTAATACCCATGACCACATCATCGGCTCACGTGTTATCTGCTAACCACTCTTGACAGAGCAGTACATAATCCTCATAAGTAATTTCGTCGCTATGACCCATCTCTGCTACATACTCAAAGAAGTCATCATCTACAACGATGATTGGTAGTTTTGAAAAGTCTCTCATTTGATTCTCCCTATTATTTCGATTGCTTCGAATATGCTTTGGCATTTGTCACATGGGTGACAGCCATCCTTACAAGTTAAGCCTTCTAGATAAGCAACGGCGCTTTGGCCAGCAAAACGATCCATCAACTCTCTATCTTCACTCTTGATTCTTGCGATTATCTCAGCAATTGTTCTCACTTGTGCTCCGTTTCTTTTTCTCAGTAAAGACTTTCTTAGTATTTTTCTGACCTAAGAAGCGATGGCCATCCTTATATGTGCGTTCTCGATGACAATTAGCACAGAGTACATCACACTTGGCAATTTCTTCAACCATGGCTGTCCAACTATTGTTATGTGCCATCTTCGCGGGGCTAAATCGCTTCATAGCGGGGTCGCGATGGTCAAAATCTAAAATATAGAAGGGAAATTTGCCGCTACAGTCGCCGCAACCCTTAAATTCCTTGTATTTTCGAAGAAAATCCTTGATTTCAGCCCTTTTTACCTTGTTTTTGGCTATGTAACTGCTTTTATTACGCTGATAATAGCGTTTTTGGTCTTCGCGCTTCTTCTCTTTACCTTCTGGTGTATTAGGTCTTGGCACATCGCGCACATTACCACATGGTTTTACCGTTTATTTTTTAAGAATACCCTCAAAATCTTGTATTCCACCGATCTTTAAACGCTCTGGCATTTCGCCGCCGACTGATTTTGCCCACTTATCACCCATGTCACTTCTATCTTTTGAGTGAACTGGCGCTGGCACACCTGTTTTTGCTGCAACATCTTTTGCAGCAGCAAGTAACGCTGTAGCAACGCCCTTACGTCGTGCGCCTGGAACAACGTGGACATCTAGTATCTCACCTCGTGTTGCATGCCAATGGAGGTGTCCAAGGGTCTCAGATGGCTTATCTGAGTCTGGTGCCTGGGTTGTCAGTTCTACGCCAGCAGTATGTAGGCCAAAGTTAGTTGCCGCATTGCCAAATGGCTTATCTGCCTGTGGAACTTCGTAGCGAATGTGTGGAGCAAACTGCTTAAGGTTTAAATTGGTAGGTGGGGCTGGTTGATAGCCGTGGCCCCATTCTGAGTGAAACTCAGCCATTACTGACCAGTATCCCAGTGATGAACTTTTGTACTTGAGTCTCCCCTTAAACGAGAGGCGATAAGGCGATGGTGGCCTTCGTGAACCCACAACTTACCCTGGTGAGTGTAAACCTCTGGAGCGTTGTAGCCTTCGCCATCTTTCCACTCTTCAGGGTTATTAGGGTTATCTACAAAGTGTCTAATCGTAGATTTGTTTAAAACGCTTTGAGTTGTATGTAACTCTTCTGAGGAAGGCATGTCCCACATGTCACCTGGATTATGGTGCTCTTTATTAGCGTACATAGCCTCTGTACGATTAAAACCTTCTTCAGTATCGTCTTCTTTAGGATCGTGAGCGACAATACCTAAATTTTTTACAATAGGGGCGCCCATGCTCAAACGGTTGAACTGTTTGGGAGATAGGTTATCTGAAGCAACCATTTAGCCGATTGGGTCCATCAGGCCAATGAACTTGGCGGCTTTAACTGCCATGTTATCTGGCTTGGCTGGCTCATCGTGGATAGCCAGAGCCTCATCATCATGCTTCTTGGTATCTGGGTGATACTCGTCATTGTCCTTCTGCCAAGCAACGGCACGACCAGTGCTCTTCTTCATATTCTTAGCGGCCTCAAAGTCATATACCTTGAATTGCTCTTGGCTTAAGTTCTCTTGGCTCATAGGTGTCCAAACATCTTATCAAATTGTTGGGAAGTCAAGTGGCCTCTTGCCGCTTCACGGTCAGACTCGTAAGAGTGTTCAACTGTTACTGGGTCGTTCTCAAAACAGGCTGGACAGGTGGAGGCGGGAATGCCTTTATGCTCTTTATCCCCTTTAGACTGAGAGTGGTTATGCCACATCTGGGTCATATCTTGTCTAGCCATGGAGTCTGCCCACAACTCTTTAGGGTCTTTTTCCATATGGTAAGGATAAGGCTACTGCCTTACTTTTACTGAATAAAAAAATATTAGTTAGGGGAGGTAAGGCCTATTTCTGATGCTCTACTGGAACTAACATATTAGGGTCAATATCGTTTGCGGCAGCAATGCGGTGGTGTCCATCACTTACGACACCTCGTTTATACACGCCCCAACGACCTTGACCTAAACTTACAGGATCTGTAACTCCACGACTTTTGATATTGCTGTACAGGCCGCTTCTTTTGCTTTCGGATAATTTACGATCCATAACCCAACCTTTAACATCTACATCGTGTTCTTCAGGGTCTATGCCTTCATCGTTTTTAAGACGGTCATGTTCCACCTCTACATCAGAGAGTCTGTGCCCATACAAGTCCTTGGCTGTTTTGTACATCTCCAACTGATGCCACTGGGCATTGCTTAAGTTATCTTCAGCGGCCATTAGGCTGTCATCTCTCTTGGCTTTTTATAGGTGCGCTTTCTTGCTGGACGCTTATTCTTCATGGCTTCTTGCCACTCAGCCGTAGTTGCGGTATTTGAGTTGGGAGTAGTGCGACGCACTCCGTTCCAGTTACCTGTCTCTTTATCTGCTTCAGGACCAGTTACGCCAGTGACCTTTACAGGCTTGCCAACCGTAACTGACACTTCTTTCTCTTGTTTGTATGGCTCTTTAACTTTAGAATCGTCAATAACGCGCTCACTTCTTAGAGTGCCAGTATCTGTCTCAACAGAACTCATTGGTACCTCACCATGTACAACGTGGCCAAACGGCCCAGCAAACCTTCTTGCTACCGCTGGATCTGCTGACCAGTGCATACCTAGCCATCTACCCTTTTGAGGCTTACGAGTAAGTCCACGGTGTACTTGAAAAGTTAGTTCAGGTTGACTCCACTGAGGTCCTAGGTGGTCTGAGGCAGCCATTATTTATTTGTACGATTCTGAATAGCAGATTGAATCTGGTTAGCCTTGTAAGAGGCTTGACGTGATTGCATACGAACCTTTGGGTCTCTGCTCTTCTGGGCTTCACGAGTCAAGTTGTTCTTAACTAACTTCTTAGCCATGCGAATTTTGTCTGGGTCAGTATGTTCAGGCCAATTAGTCCATGCATCTCCGTTTTCAGGTGTGACGATAGAGATAGCGCCTGGCTGTACAGGTAGCGGAGCACCTGTCTTCATGTCAAAGGAATTAGGTGGTGTCACGGCCTTCCATGACTTACCCATCTCTGCATGTACGTTAAATTTCTTACGAGGGTAGTTCTTTGCTCCTGGCCGCATATCTGGGTCTGCCATCTCAGCAGGGCGTACTAGAGGCCTGTTGAACTGTTTAGGAGATAGGTTGTCTGAGGCAGCCATTATGCACGCACCTGTCGTGGTGGGTTATAACGTCGTTCTCTACGGCGTTCTATCTTCTCTTTGCCCTTGGGATCAACTGTGTGGGTTATGCGAGTAGACCCTGTAACAAGTACAGTGGCTCCTGGTCTTACGGTATTCTCATGTTCGTTCTCGTAGGGCTCAATTCCATGAAGTTTACGTAATGTGCGACCTTCTTTAGACTTTTTATCAACAATGGCTTTTTCGTTAACTTTGCCATGGATGACTCTTCCAGAACCTCGTTCATTGGGATACATGACCTTTGCCCTTGCAAACTTCTCTGCAACTTTAGGTACGTCTGTCCAGTGGATTCCTACAGGGTTACTAAGGGTAGAGGTGCTCTTTACCCCACGATGCAGAGGCACGGTGAACAAGGCTTCTGAAAGGTTGTCTTGAGCGGCCATTATGCTTGTACCTGTCTTGGTTTCTTGTAACGGATCTCTCGTTGCTTTGTTACCGCTGGAGTGTACTTACCAGATTCGTCATGAGAGGCATCGGTAACGTTACGTACACGAGTTAACTTAGTTACTTCAACGTTTGCACCAGGGCGAACCGTCTCTTCGTACTCAGGGGCTCCTCCGCCCCAAATTTGATGACGACCAGCCATCTTCTTACCCTCTGATGAGCGAGGGTTGATGATTGCTCGGTTGTTTACCTTAGCGTGAATGATAGTTGACTTCTCGCCCTTTTTACCTTCTCCGCCAGAAAATAGACTAGCGCCACTACCTATTCCTCCCGAATAACCAGAAACGTGGTCAAGCCCCGATACAGATGACCAGTGCATTCCAAGTGGAGTCTCCAACTTAGTACCTGGCAACCCACGAAACAAGGTTTCATTAAGCAAACGACTAGGAACTGATACTGGGGCCGATTTTAAGCCTTCTGAGATAACGGTGTGAACGGGGTTGTGGGTGCCCTTGCCCCAGCACTTATCGCCCAAATGAGAACTCCAAGTGGAGCCTTCTTGCTTAATCTTCTTTCCGCAGGTGCGGCAGACGCTGTGAGCGGGCATATGGCGATTATGGCTTAAAATCCGCACTGCCTCAGCGTAAAAGTCGTCAACCGTGTCTGACACCTGGCTCGGCACTTGCGTGCGTGCGATTAAGGGTGGGTGGGGTAGGGGGTGGGGGTCGGTGTTAACAATTACTCCTGATTACTAGTCAGGTGCGAACTAGTTAACATGAGCGTAAATAGTTATTGATTAACTAACTTGGTGACAATCTTGGTGACACGATCTTCGGCTACTGCTCTGGCAAGTGGCGTGGCTGTGCGCGTAACACCAGACTGTCAGGTGTGCCACCCAGTTGTTATCAGGTACTAACCACCTGCTATTCGAGTTCACATCGATCACATCATCACATCGATCATTTATTATTTATTATTATTTATTAATAGTTATGTGAATCAATCTCTATCTCTACTACATCGGGGTTATTCATCTGGTACTTCGCTAACCACATCAATAAATTAAATCTGCTGTTTGAATCAACTCGATCAACTAATGGATAATCTTTTCTACTAATCATTAATTAATTACATCTCCCTCTTAATTGTTTTCTTCTTATCTTCTCTACTCTCTCTTAGTGATTAAATTGTTAATACTGAGAAAAAAAATACATCGGCGCAATTTCATCTGGCTCTGGCGCATCGGCGCATCTAACTATCTAACTTTCACATTGTCGGCGTGGACTTACATATATCGGGCAATTCGGACATTAACGCATAAACACCCCTCTCCACACGCGCCCTATGAGCCACGATCTCACCTGCTCTGGGGTGATTACCTTCAAACTGGGGGTACTCGGCTCTTAGACCCCTTCTACGCCCTCTCAGGTGTATTTACGCTCAATCCCACGCACGCTCATTCGGCTTAACAATTAGATCGGCAACGCGGAGTAAATAGATCGAGCCTGTTATCAACTGATCGGGCTGAGTGGTACATTTCTCCCATAGCGCACGCGACCAACGATCGATCTTTTCAGAATCCTCTAGGGGCAACTGATCGGTTTATTAATCAGAAGTGAAAAATGCTCAAAGTTATTTAGTAATGGTCGGTGAACTGACCCGAACTAACAACGCTAAGGCGCGGTACTCAACTGGCGATCGTTACTAAATAACTTAATTAAATAGAGGCTAAGAAAATCTGCGATTACGAATCGCATTCTTTTAATTGTGTTCTGTACCAATGAACTCGATTAATAACTAACTAAGGCGAAAGCGATCTATCTACTAGATGCTATTAGTGAATGCGATTACGAATAACGAGCGAATAATTCAAGAGATGAAAATCTAATTGCGAAAACTTATTACTACGCGATGAATGAATAAATAGAATCCACTATTTATTAACTAGCGATTACTACTAATAACGAGCGATTAACTTCATTAAATGTAAACAACTCCAACGATTAAGAAATTAATTGTGAATAGCAGATATGGCTTAGGGAAAATAATTATGGAGATTGAATCCAGTTCACATGGACTATCTGTTAATAACAGCGCAATCGGTAACCAATCCGCATGAAGCATAGTGAACGAACTGGGCAACTCAATTAGTAATTATCTGCTTATGTGTTTTCTCTACTAGTAACTGGTAAATAGACAGCGATCTATCTCTGGTTACTAGTGGGGTGAATACATAACTCGATGTATTCAATTAATCATTACTGGAATGGAAAGAAAATGAAACTAGGCGAAATTACTTCAACAGCACCTTCAATTCAAAAGTGCCAGAGCCTTCATTGTATTAATCATCTTCAAGCAACTAGAACTGATGTAATCGCAACTCGTGACGGCTTCTGCTCATGGTGCTGGTCGGCTATTGCTACCGATGAACCAACCGCAACGATCACACTTACCCAGAGCGAACTCGATCTTCTCTGGACTTCTCTTCTGTGCGCTGGCAAGGGTTACTTTCCCAATTCAGTTCGTGACGGCAATCGAGTTGAACTGACAGAAGAGGCGCAACAGCGTGCGTTACAACTCGGTAAATCAATTCACTCAGCACTTCGACTTCTAACTATCTGATCGCTTCTACATCGCATCGAGTAAATCGGTGCGATGTGGTGGTTATCAAATCGATAATCAATTTCACCAGTAAAAACAAAGGGAAACGAAATGAAGAAAAATACCGATCAAGTGTTCATAGATAAAGACGGCAAAATCATCGCTCGTGGTCGCATCACACCTTCGAGCATCGACTTACTACTAAATGACGGAACTCGTTATTACTCAACTTTCGACTTCAACGCAATCAAGAACTTGAAGATCGCAGGTACTAAATAATGATTACAGCAACTTATCGCATCGTTAATCAATGGAATCGCAAAGAGATTTTTAATCGTAAAGAGGATTTCGAAACTATTGGCGATCTTGAAAACTTCTTGGCATATAACCGAGCATTCATCATCGAATTATCTTTTACTGGAAAACTAAAGGGGAATAACTAATGACTAAATCATCAAACCAAAAGGCTGGCGTACTAATTCATAATCGCGTGGCATTTCAAGGTAACAACTTCTCTGGTTATGTGATCTCACCTAATTGTGAAGAGTTCTCGCCTTCTACTGGTCGCTTAGATAGTCACTTGGCACTTCAACTGGCAACTGAGTTCCCCGATTACATCGTGTATTCGTATGGCACTCCAATCGCATGGCATGGAAAGTTCGGTTGGACTATTCCGAATGTCAAATACTCAACTACAACTTCGAAGCATCAAGGTTATGTAAGGAGAGCGATCTAATGACTATCTTTTTACTCGCAATCATCGCTTCAATAATCGGTACAGCAATCGCATTAACTTTTCAATCACTAGAGGGGAATAACTAAATGGGTTCTATTCACGCAATCGAACTTGCTTCTGGCGAGTTCGTTAATTCAATCGAACAGCAATTAACAATTCACTTAACATCAAATTGCTATCCACCAGTACCACTAATCATGCTTCCAGTTGCTATCGCTTCAATCAACGCTATTAATGAAGGCGATTACGATCGCTTAATTGATCTACCAGAGAAGGTAAAAACTCGTGAAGGTAGAACGGACATGATCGCTAGTCAAATTATCGAGTCACTACGGCTAGATGCTTGGTGTAACTCAGAAGAGGGGGAATAGAAGTGTCAATTACTAAAGGCAAACCTGCTGGCGCACCTGCCAGCAATCAGTACGGCGAGTTCGCTGTTAAATACTGCTCACCAGCACAGGCACGATTTATTCAACGCCTGTTAGATGAACGCATACATGAGTTCGAGATCGCTAACGCCGAGCAGGTAAACAAGAAGCACGCCTCTCGCATCATCGAGCAATTACTTGCTTGTCCTAAGAAGGTTGAAGATCGAATTAGTGAGAAGCAGTCTGGATACATCGATCTCTTACTTCAAACTCGCCAGAAGGCGCAAGAGAAACTTACTGAGATCACTACTCACTATTCGGTTGACTCGTATCACCAACTAACACGCGATCAAGCGAAAGTGCTTATCACTTATTTAGTTATGCTTCCAAAGTTAGAAGTAATCATCGAAGCGACTGTCGGTGCGTATCGAGTTAATGAAACTTATTACTCAGTACGCAAACTTCGAAATAGTGATCGACTCTTCGCTTTAGAGTATGACCCAATAAATAAATCTTGGACTCTTAATTCAAAAGTGTTGGCAACTCTTAAAGCAACTGATCGACTATCACTTACTGATGCTTCCGCATTCGGTATCGCTACTGGCACTTGCGTTCATTGTCACCGCACCTTAACCCTTCAAAAGTCCGTAGTGGCTGGCATGGGCAAGTGGTGCGCTTCTCATTATCAGTAAGGGGAAATAAATAAATGGCAAAGATTACTTTCACACTCGATGAACTCGGACTCGCCAGCACCATTCTTGGAATGGCGTTAGAGAACGCGTTAGATCGAGATGAACCAGCACCAGAGAAGGTGACCGAACTTCTTCAATCAATCATGGACAAGTTATGTCCAGCGATCGATGAAGAGTGCGCGATCTTTAATCAATTCCAAGAATTAGCGAGTGAGTTAGAAGATGTATATCTGGCTTCTAAAATAATCGCTAAGAATGTAGATGCTGTTACAACTGACTATGAATAAGAATTACGAATGGATAGTGACCACCTGTATCCAGACATCACATGGCGCGACAATCCTTTCGCTACCGCTGATCTTTAGCCGTAGTGACCGCGAAGCCCAACCCATTCCATGCCGAGTTACTTGCTACTCACTATCCATTCGTAACTACAACTTAATAAGTAAGAAAATAAAACCAAACCAATCACCTAGAGAAACGGAATAACATGTCAACGATCAACCAATTTATACCTTCGCTCGATTCAATGGCGCATTATGTGCCACGATCATTCGCTGGCGTATCTGAAATCGCAATCGCAGATTACGCAATCAAAAACAAAATGAATATCCTTAACTTCGGACATTCTGGTACTGGTAAATCTTCATTCGCTCAATACATCGCTTCGCTTCGTGGCTTGCCTTATTACAATGTGCCTTCGAACGATTCATTAAGTGCTTCGGAACTTCAAGGCTCTTATGTGCCAGATGAAAATGGAAAACTAGAGTGGGTCGATTCGCAGATCGTAAACTTAGTTCGTCATGGTGGCATTCTCAATCTTGGTGAGATCGATAAGTTAGCCAAGAACGCTAAACACTTCGTACTTCCACTTCTGGACTTCTCGCGTGTTATTACGCTTCTAGGACACAAGGGCGAAGTTATTAAGGCGCACCCTGATCTATTAATCATCGCTGACTTCAATCCAAACTATCGTGGCTCTCAACCACTACCAGAGCAATTAGCAGATCGCTTCGAGATCAAACTTCATTACGATTTCGATCGCGCTGTTGAAAGTCAATACATCGCTTCACCTGCTCTGCTTGATCTTGCTTACGGAATGCGCTCTACATCTTCTAGTGGTTCACACTCCAATAACGCAACGATCTTCGAAACTCCAATTACATCTCGCATTCTAAAAACTTTCGAGAAGATTTCGAAAGAATTGTCATACGATCTAGCGTGCGAAATCTTTACTAATAACTTCACCGAAGAAGAGCGACCTGCTGTAAAGATGCTCTTAGAAGGTGCTGGTTACAACATCAAAGAGGACTTGGGCATAGCCGTAGAGTCCATTACAACCGAGTACGCGAACGCTTAGAGAGGACTCCATGCGCGGTTCAATACATGACCAAGTAGATGAACTTCTACAAGGGCTAGATGCTGGTGCGCTAATGCGCCAGCGCGATGAAGCAGAACTACATCGCCAGAAGATCGAACGCTTCTGTCACTTATTCGGTCGAGTGAACTCAGCATTCACTTTCCGCAAGGTGACTGTAAAGGTCGAGCATTCATCGATGAACTCACCTGCTTACTCTGGTGCTAGTGAAGTAACTTTTAATTCACGATTAATTGGCGATCTAAATGATGCTAAATCAATCGCTGGACTTAAAGGGCTTGATCTTCACGAGATCAGTCACATTCTCTATACAGCACGAGAAGGTTCAGACATCTTCGAGTTCGTTAGAGATAACAATTACTTCTCGGCATATAACGCACTTGAAGATCAGCGAATAGAAACTTTATTTACTACTCGCTATCCCTCAACTGTTGATTGGTTTACTTCTACGATTCTGATTCACTTCGTAGAGAAGCCAGATGCCTTCGTTAATTCGTATCCGCTACTTCGTGGTCGCAGATACTTACCTGTTCAAATTAGAGCGAACTCTCGTAATGCGTATCCAGAGCAAGAAAATATCGCTGAAATATGCGAGATAGTCGATGCTTATCGCTTACTTGTATTCCCTACTGATACTGAAAAAGGGAAAGAATTAATAGCGCGATTCCATACGCTGTTGCCCAAAGGTGACGGCTCTGGAAGCGGTGACGGCTCTGGTGAAGGTGGAAGCACCCAGATCAAAGTTAAACCTGCTGGAGAGGGCAAAGAAGGCGATTTCAATGTCATTCTCAATGACCCATTCGGTCATGGCAATCGCCCACACGAAGGTATCGAGTCCTCTATGGCTTCACGCCCTCAACCACCTAAACAACAGAAGCGCGATTCAGATCGTGCTTCTAAATTAGATCAGGCAGACGATGCCGAACTCGCAGAGAAGATGAAATCAAAACCAACTATCGAATTAGACATCGATCAAGTCGAGTTCGAAGATTATGGTGACGATGAAATCAACGATGAAAGTTCTGACGGAGTCGGTAACGAACTAGCAGAGTTACTTCAATCAACTCTGAATGACATTCTTACTAGTGCCGAGATCGCAGATGAAATCCGCGACATCATGCGCCAGATTGGTGGCTTACCTTCTCTTGCTACCAATAACGCTAAAGAGCCAGAGTTAGAGCGATTTAATTCGCTTCGCCCTGATTCTAAAACTGTTGAAGCATCAGCAACATTCGCTCGTGAACTGTTGCGGTTGAAATCATCGTATGACCCTGCTTGGGAAACTTACGAGTCGAGTGGTCGCTTACACGCAGGGCGTTACTTGCGTGGAGAGGACATCGAAACTGTTTTCGATTCATGGAATGAAGGTATCGAAGATGCTTGCGAGATCGAATGCGTAGTCATTCTCGATAACTCTGGTTCGATGTCTGGTCATAAGGCAGAGAAGGCATACAAGGCGATGTACGCAATTAAACGCGCACTCGACAAGATCAATGCGAATACAACTGTTATCACTTTCAATAGTGATACTAACCTGCTGTATCGCGCAAAAGATAAAGCAACTGGCGTGATTCGAGATGCTGGTGCTGGTGGCGGTACTGAGCCAGATCAAGCCGTTAAGTACGCGACTAAGTTACTTGCCGAAACTGATAAACCAGTTCGTATTTTCTTCGCCATTACTGACGGAGAATGGGGCGGTGACTTAAAGCAAACTCACGATGCGATCGATCGAATGGCTCGTGCTGGCGTGTTAACGGCGTTCGCATACATTCCCAATTCAAACGAACAGATCGTTCTCGATAGTGAAACTTCACATCGTTGCGAGATCGGTGCGGTTATTAATAATCCACTCGATCTAATTGGAATGGCTCGAAAGATCGTGAAGTACGCGATCACTCGCAGACTCGTTCGAAACTAAATGTCACTCTCTAGGTGACTCGGTGGGGTGGGGCTTGGTACTAACTTGCCCCACTCCACCCCTAACCAACTAACAAGGGAAACGAATATGAATTACAAGGGAATAAAAGTAAAGGCTCTTATCTCATGCTATGAATGCCGAGAACTTATTAGTAACTCTAAGAATGAAAGAGAAGTTACTTATCCTGACGGCTACCTCTACTCGGTTTGCGTAAAGTGCGCGAACTCTTTAACTAAACAAGGGAAACTAAACATGAAGAAAAAACAATTACTTGTAACTGTTTATTACGATTCTAATAACGGCAACTTAGTGTTAGATCAAAATACAGATGAAGATTACGATTACGAAAAATGTATAACTAAAGTTATTACAGATCACTTGAAAAGCGTTAACAGCGATGTAACTATCGTTGATGTAGCACTCGATCAAACTGCCGAACGAATTATCGAACTAGTAACTAAGGAGAATAAATAAATGAAATCAGGCGAATTAAAAGTTGGAGTTCACTACGGCGTAATTCCTTCATGGGATTATTCATCATCGGATAAGAAAAATCCCGATACTGTAAGTCGCGGTTCACTTGCGAATGCGGAATTAGTGTCACTAGATAAATACGATTACAAGGTATTTCGATTTGATTCACCACATAACCCAAACTTCCAACCTGCCGACAAGGGCGCACGAAGCGTTGGTTACATGGTGCGATCTCAGAAGTGGGCAACCAAACCTGATGAATGGACTTACTGGCTCGCACGCCCACAGGACATCGTGGCTGAATATCCGTCACTAGAAGCGCGTTGGGCAGTTCGTGAAGCAGAAGAACAGGCTCGTGAAGAGAAGGCTCGTATCGAACGCGAAGAGGCGCAACGCAAGAGAGCAGAGTTGGAAAACTACCAACAGCGCATTCTTGATTCTTCAATGCTCGCGCTAAAAACAATTATCGGTGATCGCATTAACAGCGTTCGCGGTTCAGTTGGTAATCGCAGAGATGCGAATGGTGACTACACGCCAATAGCGACTGTCGAGTTCGATGCTCGCGTACTTCAAACACTAATCGAGAAGATTCTCGAAGCAAGGGATTCGGTGGCATGAGTATTTTCTTAGATCGATTCAAAGTGTGCTACGAGAAGTATCACTTCCACACTAACGAATGGACTGGTCGCAGACAGCCTGATAGTTACAAGTTCATGGATACAACTCACGAGATAAAAGTTATTGAAACTATCTTCCATGAAGAAACTTTCAAAGATCACTTTCAACTAATTATCACCGAAGTTAGATACTCAATGCGAGAAGTTTTAGATGTTAATGGCAACCCGTTAACTTCTCATTACAGCGTTGATGCTTCTCTGGTTGGTGGTTATGGTGAAACTAAACTAGTAAATGTTTATACGGCGTATGCGTGGGAGATCGGCACGAAGCATGATAACGCAGAGTTAAATTGGCTAACTCATCATGCGGTGGTGTGCGGTATCGGTCGCGGTAGATCAATGGCTAAAACTATGAAAGTGGCGAAAGATAAATTAGAGATACTTTCAAAGATTCGCGCTATTAAAAATGAACTGATCTCGCTTGCTGGTGAACAATACGAAGGTAGTTGGCAGAACGCGAAGCCACCATATAACGCCTTCGTTGGTGACAGGGTATGGGTTCAGGCTCATGGTCGATTGCGTAGAGGCGTGATCGTTGCGACTACTGGAAGTAGATTCGTGGTTGGTTATGTAACGCCGTCTAACCATGACGATCTAAAGTATAAAACTCTCTCTCTCGCAGGACTAACTACTGATTGGGATTAAATGCGTACTAAAAACTGCTTAGGTTGCTTCAAGGACTTGCCACTCAAAGAGTTTAATAAGTTCGTTGACGGCAAGTATGGAAAACGCGCAAGGTGTAAGCGTTGCCAGTCTATTCAGCGTAAAACTTCGGCAGATCGAACTGCTAAACGATTAGCACTAGAAGCCAAAGGCAAACGCAAGTGTTCATCATGCGAGAAGGTGAAAGTAATTTCATCATTTCAATTAGCAAATCGCAAAGGGCGCAAACCAAGTCGAGAAGGTAGATGTAAACCATGCGTTAGTGCGATACAAAAGCACAATCACATAACGAAAGAGAGTCCTGCTCGCAGACTTGTATTTCGTTATTACCAGAAGCCATGCGTTGATTGCGGAATGATTAATCCGCTTCAAGCAACCTTCGACCATGTGCGCGGTAAAAAACTTTTCGACATCAGCAACGGAGTCTTAAAGAATTACCCGTCACACATAATCCAACGCGAGATTAATAAGTGCGTGATTCGTTGCGCTAGTTGCCACCAAGAGAAAACTCTTATCGAACGAAACTCATGGAGATACCGAATGTACCTAGAGAGGGTTGCGTAATGAATAATTTAACTAAGTTAGGTTGGGTAGTAGCGATCATCAGTTCGATCATCGTTCTACTAATTATTGGTGCGATCGTTAACCACATCAACTGGGTTGGCGATCATTACTGCTTCAAATCAATGGTCGAGTGCTACGGATTGGATAAATAAATGATAGTTACAGTTAAAGAAGCGATCGAAATACTTAATCGCACTTACGCAACTGATCTCAAAGAAGAGATCGTAATTACATGGTGGGATTCATCGGACTTCAAAGGTATGGCAGACGGACACGAGATCGCAGACGATGCGTTAGATGTATGCGTTGGTCATGTCAACGATTGGGTCGGTGAAAACTGCCAATGGAATTGCGATGAACACGCAGAAGAAGATTGCGATTGCGAGCCAGAAGAAGAATAAAACTTATCGAGTGGGGGTAAACAAGGGGTTAACTGGGCTTCTATGACCCACTCCTTACCCTTGAAGGATAGCCATGACAGTCCTCAGCGTACTTTCCGCGCTGTTGAAAAGAGTTATACCTGCCCCTGCTCGATTCCATTATTAGTAGAGATCGTTCACACCTAGCAGACTTCGATAAGACTGAAAAGAGTGTACGAAAATCTGATCAGATTAATGGGCTGTACCGACTTTCGAGTCCGAGCCTATTACACGCACCCGTTCTACTTCTGAGCGATCTCTACTAACTATTTATTTACCTAGAGAATGGAATACCTATTATGAACGATGAAATAAAAAAACAGATAGTCGATCTTCGACTTGCTGGTAAGTCACTAGCAACAGTCGCAGATCAATTCGAACTAACTCGGTTACAAGTGCGTCAGATTGAAAGCACTTACTTACAGAAGGGGAAAATAAATGAGTAGTGAAGAGCAATTAAGAGTTAATTCAATCGAACTTGCTAACGAGTTCTTGAAGTTATGTCGCGGATTTAAGTTGGAGTCAGAGCGAGAAGATCATCTTCCAGAAGAGATTCAGACTCACATCGCTAATGAACACTTAAACGAGATCATGGCAAAGCATGAACTCGACCCTGAATACTTAATCTGGGGAATGCTTACAGTTATCGAGATTCTTACTCGACTAGCAGAAGTAACGCCAGAAGAGTTAAGCGAGATGCTAGATACATTCATCGACTATAAGAAGGGCAAAGATAATGGCTAGATACGAGATCATAGATGCGCCCTGTCAGTCGGCTAATGACCCAGATATATTCTTTCCAGACCCGACTGAACACTTAAAGATTCACGAAGCAAAGTCACTATGCGCCAGTTGTAAGCCAGCAGATAAGAATGCGTGCCTTACTTTCGCGCTAACTAATAATGTCGCTTACGGGATCTTCGGTGGACTTACCGAAGGTGAACGCCAGAACTTAAAGCGCAGAGAGCAACGCCACAAGTATCAATCAGTAGCGAAGGAGTTTTAATTATGGAAACCGAAGAATGCGATTGCTCAGATGTATGCGGTTGGACTATGCCACATCTTGTAGATGAAGGTTATTGCGAAAATTGCGGTACTTACTTACGCGGAGAAGAAACTATTATCGAGTTCGAATGCGATACTCATGGCGAAATTACATGGAGAAAATAAATGGTTAATACATTCATGCCTTATGCCGAGTTCGGTAAAACTGCTATGGCACTTGATTACAGGCGATTAGGTAAACAGCGCGTTGAAGCGTGGCAGATTCTTAATACTCTTCTCGGTAATAGCGAAGGTTGGGTTAATCACCCTGCTGTTAAAATGTGGCGCGGTTATGAACGCGCTCTATGCGAATACGGAATGGCTATCTGTATGGAGTGGCGTGCTAGGGGCTATCAGGACACGATGCTCGCTAGATTCGTGGCAGTTCATGCGTTACTTCCAGATACAGGACTTCCATTCTGGGTTGGTGATGAAGTGTTACACCTATCGCACCAGAGCAACTTAAAGCGTAAAGCACCAGAGTATTACGATTTCAAAGTAGGTATTTCATCGCCCTATCTATGGGCAGATGCCCAAACTAGAGAATTGAAGTGGGGAAAAAATCCAGATGAAACTAAATCAAAGAATGGTGAAACTAAGTGAGCGAATGGCTAACAAGTACCGACATCGCTACCTTAACGGGTCTAAAGGTGGAAACGATTTACACCTATCGAAAGCGAAGCACCCTTCCAGAGCCAGATCGCTACATGGGGCGAACGCCTATCTGGAAGCAAGAAACGATCACCGAATGGCAGAGTAAGAGAGCAAACCAGATCGAGATTGAACTGGATAAGTAACTCTAACTCTGCTGAAGGTATCCGCCCAAAGTTACTTCGAGCGTGAAGTAACTTTCCCGCGACCGACCGCAAGTTACTTCAGAGCAGATTCCCTAAGCCTTAGCCTTTACGCCCCTAGATCGGTTCTGGTCTAGGGGCTATTTTTTGACCTTTAAGTTACTGACCAGTAACATTACTCAGCAGTAGGTTACTCACGAGTAACACGCAGCGGAAGGGGGAAGTTAGTTATGTATGCCGTAAAGCGTAAAGATCGTTGGACTGGCTATTATCGCAAGGGCGGTAAACGGCTCTCTGCTGGCACTTGGGATACGAAAACCGAAGCCGAATACCACGCCTTACAAGCCGAGCGATCGGATTCAGAGGGGGCTTCTAGGGCTTCTATGACCCTATCCACCTATATCGAAGAGTGGTTGCCCGTTGCTGATCTCATGCCTATCACCCGTAAGGGTTACGAGTCGGTGCTTAGGCAGTATGCCCTGCCAAAGATCGGGCATCTCAAAGTAACTTCCATTGACCGCCGAAAGTTAGTTCACCTGCTGGAAGAGTTGAAGTTAAGTGGGGTTCAACCAGCAACGCTGAGGCAAGTCAAAGCCTCTCTGGGGTCTGCCTTTAAGCGACTAGTCCAGACGGGTGAGTTAGCCAGTAACCCGACTCATGGGATAAGGATTAAGCAACGCCATGCCGACTTACAGCAGGTATTAGAGCCAGAGCAGTTCAAGTCCATAATTAAGCATTTACCGAATAAGAATGCCCAATTATTCGCGCAATTCTTGATCGCTTCGGGTTGCCGATTCGGTGAAGCCACCGAGTTGCGAGTCAAAGACATCAACTTCACTTCGGGAGAGGTGTTCGTACAGCGAAGAGTGAGCGATCTAGGCAAAAGCCATAGCAGTCGATTCTTGGTAGTCGATGCGACCAAGTCAGGTCATAAGCGAAGCCTTATGTTAAGCCAAGCCCTGTTACATGAGATTAAGGCTCATGTCAAGGCTAAAGCCCTAGCAAAAGATGATCTGCTCTTCCCTAAGTCACTAGTGACCATAGAAAGTAAAATAGAGGCTTCTCGTGGAGAGAATAAAATGTCTGAGCGACCATTCGCAAAAGACGGAAAACAGTTCCAGCATGGAACTCTGTATGCCTACACGCATGGCGGTTGTAGGTGTGGTGATTGCCGAGAGTCGGTGCGAAAGCATAGGCAAAAGGCAAAGCCATACCAGAAGCCATACCAGAAGCAACAGGGGTTTATCGATCAATCGAGTCACCTTCCACGAGATGTATGGAGAACGATCTGGAACAAAGCAATAGCCAAGTCAGGCATAGATTGGAAGCCTAGAACTCACGATCTCAGGCACGCAAACGCTACCCAGTTATTAAAAAACGGGGTAGATGTCCATGAGGTCAAAGAGCGACTAGGTCACCAATCAATACAGACGACAGAGCGATACTTACATCGCCTTCGTCACAACCAGTCAAAAGCAGGTGAAACTGTCAATGACTATTTGGAGTGATGATGAAACTAACTCGAAAAGGCAAGATCGTATTCGGTTCGCTGTTTACAGCGATGTTCGTGGTACTTAATGGGGTTGTCGGTTTACCGCCAGCCTTTACTCCGACCAGAGCCGAAGCGTTAGTAGCAGTAAAGCAATACGAAGAAGTAATCCTGTCCAAGTATCATAACTCGGACTCTTTGACTGACCACCAGTTAGTAGAACTACTAAATGCGGTTGGGTTCGAAGGGAAAGACCTACGAGAAGCATGGGCAGTAGCGAAGAAAGAATCAAATGGTCGACCACTCGCCTATAACGGAAATCGTAAGACTGGTGACAGTTCATACGGAGTATTCCAGATCAATATGATCGGTGGGTTAGGCGCAGATCGCAGAGAAAAGTTTGGCTTAGAATCTAATGCCGAATTGCTAAACCCTGTGATTAACGCCCAAATTGCTTATCACATGAGCAACGGGGGCGAAAACTGGGCTTCGTGGAAAGGTATGACAGCCAGAACGAAAGCATGGCTGGCAAAGTTCCCTGAAGTCAAAGCCAAAGCAATAGCGAAAGCAAAAGCAAAAGCCATAGCAGAAGCAAAAACGCAGTAGATCGGGATAGCCCCTCGTCAGAAATGACGGGGGGCTATCTCCAAAGTAACTCTACCTGGCTGCCAGGTGAAGTTAGTTAGTTAGGGGGCATTAAATGATCAGAGATCCGTACAAGCAACATCAGCAGGAGTTGAAGCAGAAGCACTACGAAAAGCAAGAGCACTCTCGAAGTAAGTCCTACCAAGAGGGTTGGCATCAGGAAGAGTTACCTCTTGACTGGAGTGAGCCCTTTGCCGACATTGAGGTAGAAGAACTGTTCTGGGGCAAGTTAGTTCAGTTGGGTTGGAAGATACAGACCTACGGCGACAGACCCCCGCTAAAAAATAACTTTGTGCTTGTCTGTCCTACCTGTAACAACATCTTAGATACCCACCCAGCCAAAGGACTTACCAAGAAGCAGGGCAAGATGATGGCAAATAGCGTCTTATGTGAGCGAATCCTTGCTTCTCATAGTGGGTTTGTTTGTGAAGCGATACCAGAAGCATGAATTGCTATGTTGAGGATTGCTTACAACCAGTTGAATGGTACATCTGGGTAGATGGCTCACTCTGCTGTGATGAACACGCAGAGCCAATCGGTAGTTATGTAGACAAGTTAGAACCAAAGCCATAGCAAAAGCAAAAGCCCTACCAGAAGGCAGGGCTTAAGCCAAAGCAATACCAGAAGCGTTACTGGTTATCTTTAATTAACTTCACTTCGCAAGCATCAGTCGTACAGTAAGCCTCACCAATAGCATCAGAAGCCATACCAGCATAGACACCAGCAAGATCGATAGGGAATAGTTTCATTACTCCCTCTGCTTCATACTCTTCTTCAGTAATCTGTGTGTAAGGCATCTGTGGGTAGATAGCATTACCAGAAGGCAAGAACGAAACAGTCTTTAGTTGACCATCGTACATATGTAAAGCCGTACCAATAGCCGAGGCTTCTGTCTCTGGATCAAAAGAGATAGTTACAGATACAGAGTTGTCAGACCAGTATCGTTGAGCAGTAGCAGCGAGTGCCATCTTCTCGTAGATACTTACATCCTTCTCACTTCTTTTAGCCTCAGACTTTACTGGGAAAAATACAACAGAAGTTGTTTCGGGCGATTCCGATGCGGGTTCTACTCGGTAGTTAGCCATCTGGAATAGCGGAAGCATCGGATCGCTATTAGCAAAACGAATAGCGCGATAGAAATACTTACCACCAACAGTCCAGTGAACTCCTGGACTTTCACCAGCCAAGATACTTACTGTGCCTGATGGCTTAACAGTAGTCATCTTGATTGACTCACGAACACCAAGCCATTCGGAGTAAGTCTTATCGTAGCCTTGGATAACTTTGTAACCTTCATCCATCCATTGACGCAGAATTGGAAGTCCTTTGTTATCTGCGAAGTTAGCAACACCAGATACAGATGTACCAATACGGCGGTTACGCTGCATGATGGCGTTAGTTTCTTCCCAGTGAGTTGGAAGTAAAGTAACAGTCTTAGCGTAAAGATAAGCAAACTTTAAAGTGCGCTTGAAGTCTTCAAGGTTCTCGTGACGGTTTAAGTAAGTTTCAACCAAAGTACAACACTCGTAAGATTCAAGTGATTGTTCAGCACAGGGGTTGTAACCAGCAATGCGCCAGTCCTTGTTGTTGATTGGGTCAGCAAGGCGACCATATTGCTTAGAGATGTCCATCCAGATAACTCCTGGCTCACCATTACGAGCGATGCCATCGATGATGTTATCTAGGTTATCTCCGACATTAACAGCCACAGAATTGTTAGACATCCAAGCCCAACCTGGGTTAGCAGGATCGTAAGAGTTACGCTCTGGGAACTTCTCTGCGTTCTTTAGGTTAAGGAAGTCTTGGTCATCTACACGACCAATAAGTAACTCTGCTGATCTACGAACGTTGCCTGATACAACGCAAACACCAATCATGTTTCCGATGTCAGCAATATCTACACGAGTTAGTTTCTGGCCAGCACGACCAGTAAACATCTTAGTGATGTAGTTATGTAAACGAATTAAGGGGTCTGCTCCCGCTGCGGTTCCACCGAACGTCTTGATCGGTTCACCTGCTGGGCGGATCGCTTCGTAACCAAATACTGGAGTTTTCGAATCTGGTCGTAGGAAGGAATTGATGAGGGCTGCGGTTGACTCGACCCATCCTTCTCTGGTGTCTGGGATGTCATAGGTGTATTCTCCTTGTGGTTCATAGATGTTAAATTCTTTATCTGCACCCTTATCGTCAAAGCCAACGCCCACTCCGAGCATTGATGCTTCCATTAGGAATGCGAATGGCTTTGCTGGATCGTTCTTGGTCATTGATCCCGTAGATACGAAGGCGCAGTTTTGAAGGGCTGCGGAGTTGCGCTGTTCATTGACAAGCGAAGTTCCCATTACCCATAGTCCTCGGCCAGGTGGTGTCCACTTAAGTTGGAAGAGTCGATCAAAGGCTTCTTTAGCAGATGAGGCTGCCTTGGCATCTGACCAAGGTAGGCGACTTACTTTGGCGTGATCCTTTTGAAGCGAGTACATACCGTTGATGACTCGTTCGCAGACATCGACCCAAGTTTCTTTCGTACCATCTGCCTTAAGGCGTGAATAGGTACGCAAGAAAGTGATCTCACCTACGGAGTTACCAGCAGCATCTCGGTATCCAAATGGCGCTTGCTTTGATCGATACGGAGCCACAAACTCTTCGGCTAACTTAAATGAAAATAACGACATACACCTACCCTATTTCTATAAATGATTAAATACCCCTCACAAGGGAGTTCATTGTGATGGTTGGAAACCTATCACATACTTGCTAACTTGCTTTACTACTTTTGCGTTGGACAAAAGGGTAAAAGCCTATCCACCTTGATCCACTATCCTCCACTTACTGTTATCAGATAAGTTAGTCTTCGATAGATTCCGAGATGATCCTTGTCACACTCTCTTCTTTTAGAGTTTCTGGCAACTCTCGGAGTGCCTGAGCACGATCTCCAAAGATCGCAGAGAGAACTCCGCCAGAAGATTGGCGCTGTGCTGTGATCTGGATAAACTCTTTATTGGTTTCCATATCTTTAAGATTGCCAACCAATTTAAATAGGCGATCTATTTCTTGAGATACATTGGGATCTGCGTATCCACCATTCATTTCTTCAGCAAAACGCATAAAAGCAACTCTTTGCCCCTGCATTTCAATCATTGCAGTCATTAATGCTTTGAGTTGATCTTTAGTCTTTACTTCTACTGGGAGATTAAAAGCGCAATTATTACTAGGCTTGAAAGCAGGACAGTTAGCGGCGACAAAGCAAGTGTCACATTGACGTAGCGACGAATTTTGCGTTTGAATAACTGGAACATCTTTTAAAACCTCTCGACCTTCATCATCGGTATCGACAATTGTTTTCATCTTAAAACCAAAAACAGGGAGATTCTGCATCTCTTCTGGGGAGCGTTGAATCACTTCTGTTGGTTCTTTTTTCCGCATCTCAACACCACTGTTATCAGAAGGTATACCCCCTAATTCCATCAAACCACTGTATAAGGTGTCATCGCTGTTATCAGATACTAGGGGCTCTTTACCACCCTCGATGATGTGGAAGTTAGGTGATTTCTTGTCCATTGATTCCTCTAGTTTCTTGTATGACCAGACGGCTACCTTAGTGCCTTCTTGGTTAGTATCTGCGGTAAACGCTGAATAGTCTAGTCCTGCGCTCTGTAGTATTGCCTTGTAGCGAGGTCGTGCTTGATCCTTCATTCGTTTTGGATAACGGACTAACTTGCTTCCATCCCAGACGATCGTCTCACCTCTACGCATGGGTGAAAGCCATGACATTGTGCTTGCTGTGGCAAATGGTATCTGTCTTAGGTTGTCGGGTTTAGCACAAGCCAGGGCATGAAAGTTAGTTCCAAACTGTCTGGAGTAACTCCTTGTTAGGGCCGCCAAGTTAGTTAGGGCTTCTATTGCTTCATTAGGTATAACGACATTTCGGTATAATTCGGACATAGATGCTAACTCCTGCATCCCGTACTCTTGATGCCATACTACCCATAGTTTTGGATCGTTACTGAAAAAGGGGCGCTGTTCTTTCACCCATTCCAAACCCAATACTGTTGAATCGAACTCAGTAAAGGCAAATGCTCGGTCGGCATTGTTGACAAGAAACTCTTGATAGTCAGCGGCCAAGTCAACTAACTCTTGGCGGGATAGGTTATTCTTCTCGGCTTGCTTAGCCCCAGACTCGATATAGACCTGAGTTTCTGGAGTAAAGTGTTCGCTTATAAGCCACAACTTAGTTTTGGGCAATCCCCGCTTACGCAAGTTAAAGTAGTTGATGCCCATGTAAGTAACTTTTTGGCCCTCCAGGAGAGTTCGATTAGAACCTACCTCAGCGCCAGAAAAGATGATATTCATTAGTCTTGCCAGAACTCTAAGTCTTTAGGTTGACCTGCACCCTTGGACTTAGCGACATTCACACGAGTGATGGCAGCCTCTATGTCAGACCACTTGCGAACGCCCTGTGGGGCATCTGGTCGGAACTCAACTGGGATGTAACTGGGGTGTGAGAGCAAGATAGTGGGTACGGCATGATGCTCAAAGACCCACGCACACATTGAAGGGTCAGAGTCAACGTACATCTCGATCGGAGCACGACTACGGCTCAAAGTAAACTGTCGTTTCTTTAAGTCCTCACCTTCAAGGTGGACTTCCAACGACATCAAATCGTCATAGCCAATAATTCCGTGAGAGAAGAGCCAGTGCTCGGCATCCTCTTTCTTGCGAGAGGTGATGATGGCTACGCGGTTGTTAGTGTTTAGGGCGTAGTAGAGAAGTACTCCTGCTCGGTTTGGCTCGCCTGATTCCGAACTTAGTATTCCGTCTAGTGATAGTAGTACGTTCATTTAGTCCTTAATAGTGCTCTTTTAATTGATGCCTTGCTTCGTGTATGTTGTCATAATGTACTACTGGAAAAAGATGGTTAGGGTGCTCTTCAGCCCCAACTGCAACTCTATGATGACCACCCAATACCTCTTGTCTGTCTAGGTTTACAGGAATACGGGGGGATTTAAAACCTTCATGGGCTATATCCTGTGCCAAGTTACTGTACTTATCACCGTGCTCTGCGCCACCCATGTCAGCATTAGTTACTGACTCGTCGTACTTTCTTTCCCACACTTCTTTATTAGTTTCTGGTCGAAGTTCTTTGCCACCCCATTCTTCTGGATCTGGCTTGTCTGTGGCCACCCCTTCACGATCACCATGAAAGGGATGTAAATGAGTCTGTATCTCTTTACCTGTCATAAACATAGGTAGTTGACCAGCAGCAAGGTGCTGTGCCAAAGATAAATTACGTGCGCTCATCTTCCTGCTCCTTCTTCAAAGGCTTGTAAATGAGCCTTTCTAGATTGCAAACGTTCGTTAAGGGCTGCAAAGTCTGCTTGTCTTTTTGCATTCTCTTCGGGGGTACGAGGCTCTATATGAGCCGATGGATGATAGCCCCATTCGTTTATAGAGTTAGCATCGTTCCAAAGATGTCCTGCTTTTGCTTTAACACTAATAATTCTATATTTGCTATTTAAGTTAGAGCGACCATGTTCTTTGGCGTACTCTCTTGAGGGAGTAACCCAGTCTCCTTCATTAATCTTTGCGCCTTTTACTCCGTGAGGCACAGCACGATACACAGTTACATAAGCGTGCCGTTTACCTTTAACAGCACGAACTGCGCTCATTGATTCGTGTGAACCTGTTTCAGCACCGCTAACATAGTGATGAGATTTTTCATAAAAATCTTTTGGGTACATACCATTAGCAGTGACATCGTGCATCGGAGCACCAAATTCAGGATCTGGCGCAGAGTGTTGACCTACGTAATCTTGACTCATCCTTTTGCCCTATACGTTGCTGCTCTACGAATCAAGGTGTTGGTATCTGGTAGTTCAATACCGTAAGTTTCATCTGCTTCTTTTTTCTTAGATGCTTGCCAGTACTCGTGCATCTGACGAAGAGCAGGTACAGTTCCATACTTCTTACCTGCTTGCCAGCGGTAGTTATAGAAGTCAGAGTAACCCTGCCCTGTAGAACTAAATGCTAAGCGACGTGCTGCGTGAAGGTCATCAAACAACATATGACCCTGCATCAGCGCCTGTTGTAGCCGTGACTCTGCGTTACGGCGTGCTGGATCGTTCTGTGCTCCACGTACATCTGTCATCGCTTTTGAGTAACGAGCAACAATATCCATCGCATTAGTGCGATCTCTGATTGCCATCTCTTCCCATACAGCGTTATGTGGAGCGCCAAATCTTTCAGGGAAGACAGTCCACTCGCTATGAGTCAAGTCATAGGCAGCGTATGGTTTGATTGATCTAATATCTGTAGCGCCAGGATTAACATAGAAAGTTACTTCGTAACCGTTCCAGTTCTTTGTCTCTGGTTGTAAGTGCTCGCGGAAATCTTCATTAAGCATCTTGCTAATTTCAAGATCAGTTAGACCTGAATACTCTGGATGTGCTTTGCGGAATTGAATGTAGTCAACGCCAATTAGAACATCTAAGTCTCCTGGCTCACGAGCAGCAGACCATTGGTAGGATACGCCAGAACCAGCGATCCATACCTTTGCCCAAATATCTGAGTGACGGTATTCTTCGCCTAGGAAACCAAATAGCAGTTGTAGCAAACCATTACGCACCCAACCATTTAAGGTAGTGCCAGTAAATAACTTTGGATCAAGCCCAGATTCTGGGGATGAGAAGTAAGAGGTAGCAGAACCCTGTACGACTACTGGGCCGACTATCTGGTCTAATCCGTCAGGGCGATTCATACCCCTAGTTTATGTGGTTATTCAGACTTACGTTCGGCTAAAGCCTCAGCAATACGAGCCTTTGCCATTTCTTCTGGCGTAGGTGGCATTAACTTGGCGATAACAGCCTTGGCAACACGGTCAGCCAGTAGTTGGCTTTCAATGTCATCTACTAACTCTTTGCTACATCCGTAGATGTCAAAGGTAGTTGCTTGTCTTGCTACGTTCTCATCTGCAGGAAAGACTGTAGTTGTTAGTGTTCCATCTTCGTTTATCATTACTGAGAATCCAGCCTGGATCTTTTTTGATTCGCCCATTATTTTAGTCCTAACAGTTTTTGTTTACGCTCTGCTACACCGATTGCAACAGGGCAGAAATCACATAAGTAAGTCTTTGGCCCAGGAGCATCCTTATAACTTCCCATGCCTTCTTTGATACGATCTTTTTCAGTCTTAGGAATCAACATTAAATCATTATCGTGCCAATCAGGGCATCCATCTTTTGGTTTGTTATGACGCTTGTAGCAAGTCATAGCATCTTCCATAAAGGTAGAACGTGACTCGTAGAAGGTCTCATCAATGGATGCTAAACCAGCAGATCCTCCGCCTTTAATCTGGCGAATAATTTCTTTCTTTGATTCAGTATGTGCCCAAGCACGAATAGGTAGTACGAATAACTTACCTTTGTGGGGTTCACCTGATGGAAACACGTGTGCTTCACACGCAATAGTGAGAAGGTGATCTTGTTCTTCTGGCCCTTCATAGGGCGGTAACTCATCAATAGTTTGGCAGACAAGACAGAATAGCAGCCGAATCATCGGCTCTTCTTGTTTCTTTTGTCCTAGTAGAGGTACGTTACTCATTGTGCTCCTTGTAGTAGTCCGATTATCTTAACAGATTATCCGTTGTTATTCGCGTACTCAATTCCAATACCCTTTGATGGATTAGGTATCCGTTGATTAGGGTCGCGCTTTAACTTCTTATTTTTATTTTTCCCTGTAATTTGACGAGCACCCATAACCATGTTTTTAAAAGATTTCTTATTAAATTGATTAGAGGAAAGGTTAGACATTATTGACGTGCTCCATCATGGCCGTCTTGGAAGATAGCGCGGCGAACGATACCTTGATGGCGTGAAGTAGTTCTTGAATGTTTTGCTGCTGACATATCCCAACCGCTATCACCATGCCAGGCAATAGGGGTTCCATAGGACATAACTGTATAAGAAGGATTTGCGCTCTTGTAACGTGATGCTTCACTCTCTGGCATCATTCCAGTATCGTGGCGTGAGCCTTCTAAGCCAGATAGCGCTGATGCCTCAAAAGGAATCTTGCTGGCAATAAAGTCTGGGGCTTTTGCCCTATTAGTTTTAGCAACTCTTTGTGCCATGATTAGTTACCTAAATTCGGTTTTTTTGAAGGCATATTTCTTAATGTCCGTTCAATATGTGTTTGTACATACTTTGCAGGAACAGGGTCAGTTCCACGAGAACCGTGAGAGATACTCCCGTCTTCATGCATAGTTGAGGCATAGGCTCTTCCCCAGTTGTGACGTGCTGAAGATCCCGCCCACGCTTCTGGTTGTCCTGTAAAAGGGTTATGTCCATACTCAATAGAATATTTACCTACATTTATACGACGGTTTGGGTCATCCCCACGATCAGGTACGGCTGTTGCTGCCATAGTTACTTACCCATTGCTTTCTTTTGGTTTTTACGAGCACACTTACCGCATACTGTTCCTGAAAAATAACCGAGCATATCTTCGTGGCCACATTTGGCTTTCATGTTTCCAGTCATGCCACTGACCATATCTCTAGCCATTTTTGCGTCTTTGCTATCTTGTGAACGATCTGGAACTGGATTAGCCATGATTACTTACCTGATTTCTTTTTAACGTCTTTAGCCAACCCAGCAATTCGAGCAACACCGCCGCCCTTAACCAATCTTCCGCTTTGAATTACCCCAGAACCTTGTCTTTCTAAAGTTCTTTTTTTACTTGCTTTTGAAGAGGCAATTGCTGACCCACTAATTGGGCCTTTAAAGTCTCCTCTATAATTTGCAGAAGATTTTCCTGATTTATCTTTTGAAACCATTATCTTACTTGGATCAACGGTAATTGCTGTTTTATTTTTGTTTATAAAAGAAAGTCCTGCTTTAGTTGTCTTCTTATCAGAAGCCTTGTTTCTATTTCCTGATTGTGCTATAGCACGGAGATTAAGTTTATGTTCTGCTTCTTTGTCGCCTTTACGGATAATAGCCATGATTACATTCCGCCTCTCATAGGCATCATTTTGCTGCCCATAGAACCTGATTGGTTAGGCATATTAGAAGACCCAAGAGGACCTGCGCTTGCACCCATTTTAGGTTTAGGCATTGAACTGCCAAATTGAGGGCTGGACAAGTTACCAAACATTACTTACCTTTTTTTCTGCGATCATGGAAGTTGCGAGCCAAAAAAGAACCACTTACTGGAACAGGATCAACAACATGGCGTCCACCAAGTTCACCGCTGTATACAACTGATTTACCAGTATTTGGATCTAATCCAATACGTGTTTCAGGATGAGATAAATGTTCTTCTGGGGTTACCTTTGATGTTGGAAAATACTTGCTACCTGGTTTTGGCATTTCATTTGCAAGCATACGTTTTCCACCTAGAAGTGGGCTTCTTGGTTTGCTTCGCATAATTACTTCCCTGGATTAACTTTGTTTGGATACTCAGATGTAATGAAACCATAACCGTAGAAAGGATGTAGAGATTGACGATTTGCTAGTGTCTCTTCATTGCCTTGTCCAGGAATAACTTCTGTATCTGGGCGAATTTTGCGGTACTTACCATCGGTAGCACCACTAGCCAGTGATTGGTTCATTGAGCGTGTCATATTAACGGCCATGATTACTTCTTTCCCATCTTAGGTACGCCTGCTGGGTACATCTTCTTTGCAATCTTTTGACTTAAAGCGGAAGGTGATCTCTTTGACGCATTTGCAGCCTTTAAACCACGAGCATTTGCTTTTGCTTCTGATTTTGAAATAGGAGTAACAGCATTTACATTTTGACGAACTGCTTGTGCAGCACCCTTTAAATCTCTAGAGTCAATTTTGTTACGGTATTTAGTTTCGCCACCGATGCCGCCGCCAAGTACAGTTACATTTTTACTGACTTGATAAGACTTACGGTCTTCGCTCATCGCAGGTTTCATTGAAGGCTTTTCCTTTTTATAAATAATAGGATTTGATTTTGCCTTACGTGGCGGTTTGTTATTGCTCAATGAATCCATACCATTAGTAGCCATTATGCCATCTTACCTTTCGCTATGGATGCCTTGCGTTGTGTTACGCAGGACAAACAGTGACCTTTATTGTTCATAAATTCTACAGGGTTCATAACAACTCCACAGGTTGGACATGGGGCAGAACCGTTGTAACGTGTTGCGTTTTCAGCAATCTGACGAGCCTGTAATTCCATTGATAGCATACCGTCACCATCCATTAGATACCGCCCAATCCATTACGCTCGGCTGCTTGATAACCAGCAACGCCACCTGAGAACCAAGATACACGAGGCTCTGTGTAATTTCTGTCGATAGTCACAATGTCATCAATACCTGGCTGTGAGCGGTCTCCGTAGCCATAACGAGCAGGAAACAACTGGATCTGAGGCAGAGGTGGACGAACCATCGCTTGAATATCAGCGCCTGGAACATTCATAATCATTAGCGCCTGTTGTGTTAGGCGTTCCATGTTGGATGCCCATGGGCCGTAATAGGAGTACTTCTTTGCTACAAGGTCTGGCTGAACGGGTGCACGCCATGGCTTTGTGTGATCGTAAACTCCATCAAACTTCTGTGTCATTTAGTTCCACGCTGGTCTCAAGTATGCAAGCATTGCTTGACGACGGGCATTAATCTGACCTGGCTCATCTGCTCTTGTATTTGCCTTGCCATCATTGACAAGGTGAGGAGCAGGGGTTAGGTGGATTTGAGGAGCGTTACGCAATGAACGGTAAACTGTTGCACCTGATGAAGTATCAATAACTGCTGCCATTTGACGTTGAATACCCATCATAGGGTTAACCTCTTCAGGCCAGTAGTACATTGATGGCTCAATGCGCTCACCTTTATGTACACCACGTTGATAAGATTTTTGATTGACGCGATTCTTAATTGAATCTAACAGACGGTCATCACGACGTGAACGAATTGTTCCAAGATAACCATCTGGATACTCGGCAGAAGGAACTCGACCTACGCCAATGCGTAGGCTATCCATCGTGTCACGGGCTACAGGAGTGCCTGCACCGCCTTGATTGTTATAGCCATTAAATCCGCCACCACCGAGTGATTGCCAGTTCTGTGAGGCTGAAAGGTTGTTAGGACCGCCAGCCATTATTTATTCTTCTCTCGTGGCTTCTTCTTGGTGTTACGAATGGTTTCAAAGGTCTGTACATCGTACATAGCGTCCTCTTTACGTTCTTCCATCTTCTTTGTGGCTTCTTCTTTATCTGTATAGACGCGAGAAGCATCAAGTTGAACACCACTCTTTGTCTTGCTTGAGTCTACCCATGAACCCATGTTTACATTCTTGTCCTTAGTTCCCATTCGTATCTTTTCTGAGAACTTAGAAACATCATTTGCGGTTAATTTAGGGTCTTTACTTCCTGAACTAACTTTTTTGGTGTTAATTCGTTTGCCCTGAACATCACGCTCTCCACCAACTGCGTAACCAACTGCTGGTTTCTCATCGGTCGTAACGCCAGTGTGCACGTTCATAGTTAAACCACGCTCTACGCCATGTTCGTCTACCAATGGCTTAGCATTTGTGCGTGCGGCAAACTCAACAGCACTCAACGCAGGGTGAAATCCAGTAGGTCGAGTTAAAGTTTCAGAATTTATACGAGGACTTTTTTTACTCATTTCGCCCAGCACCCTTATCGGATGAAGGCAAGTTTGTTTGTTGCGTATCGTCCCAATTAAAGGTGGTGCCACGAGTCTTACTTGAGTAAGCAAGAGGCTTACCTCCACCAAGACTGCGGTTACTCCATGCAGTAGCCTGCGCTGCACTACCTGTTGTGTTTTTGCTCAACGACAACGGAGGTGGCGCATCAGGTGCCTGCGGTTGCGCCTGCCCTGATTGAAATTGGGGCTGCGATAACATTTTAGTAAGGGCCGCTCATTCCAGCATCAAAGTTAGGTGCTTGACGACCAGAAACAGATGGAACCATTCTTGCGCTACCCATTGTTGATGATGACTCAATGTTTGTTCCCTTTGGAAACTTAACACCGATAGAATAACGAGCACCCAAGCGTTCAGCCTGTGATGCATTTCCTGCAAGAACGTTCTTCTTATTGGCCTTGTTAGCAATAGTTGGATCGGCTGCTTGTGTGTTCTTCTTAGGCATAAGTTTGCCTTTTAGTGGAGATGTTGCAGTCACGTTTACAGCACTGGCGATCATACCCATGTAACGACGTGGGCTGGTTGCGTGCTCTACTGAAGCAATAATCTCTTCTGGGGTTAGGTTAGTTCTGTTGCTCATTGAGGCTCCTGTCGCTTCATGATGGTTTGAAGGTGCGCCCATGCGGCGACGCATTGCGTGACCCATATCTGTCCAATTAGCCATGTTGACTCCTTAATCTAAGTACAAGGATAGAACTGTTTTAGTGTGCTGTAATGGCAAAGACAATGGCCGAAATTTCACCGTCACGGCTCTGGATAGTAGTAAACCCTGGTACACAGGATAGATCCATGCCACGTGGGGCTACATAGCCTCTAGAAATTGCAATGGCTTTAACTGCCTGATTTACGGCACCTGCTCCTACAGCACGAAGTTTTACTTCTTTTTTATCATAGATTGCATGAGCAATGGCTGAGGCAACACTCTGAGGGTTTGAACTTGCACTTACCCGTAGGAAGTCTTCTTCGGTAGGGATACTCTCGTTATTCAATTGTTAGTCCTTTAGTTCGATTTGGTGTGCCACTCCTGAACTAAAGGGTAAGGCTAAATACGTGGTTGGTCTCGGTATTTAGCATCTTTCATTTGCTCAACTACAGCCTTCTCAATAGCATCAATTTGCACTCCGCCAACTAATCTGGCTAATGCGTAGGCATCGGCTGCGTTGTCGTCGTTGAACTCAACACCCCATCGCTTGTAAATTTGTAGGAGCATCTCCTGTTTCTTGGCATTACCCTTACCTGCTGCATACTTCTTTAAGGTCATTGGTGGAACTTTTAGCGGATATTTGCGTTCATCGTGGAAGAAATCAAAGATAGATAAACGAACTGTGGCAGATAGTTCCCCTAATACTAGGGCTGCATGACTTGCTAGAACTGTACCTTCCATGGCTATATCTTCGATCCAGAACTTTTCATTTAGATAATGAAGGTGGTCTGTTAACCATTGACGGATATCGGCTAATCTCTCAATACCAAAATAAGGAGATTTATAAACCCATGTTAGATGTTTAGATGGGTCATCTATTTGAACCGCTGAAAGGGCAAATCCTGTCAACGATTGATCAATACCAACTGCAATGTTGCAATCGTCTTCGGTTAAACCACCGTCGATATTTTTAGTCGGCATGTACGAGGGAACCCATTCTTGATTGAACTAGAAAGGCTAGTTCTTCAAGCGTTCCCCCGTTGCTTAAAATACGATCTGCTTTATATCCATCTAATGCGTGTTCAGAAATGTGGTCGTTAACTGCCTCTACTCCTGGGCGTTTAACTCGCCAAACTTCTCCACCCATTAACTTAATCATTGCTGCTTCGTTTTCAAACCGAACGTCAGTAACAACGTAATTTCCGTCAACAGTTACCTCCTGCAGTGCGGCCTTTACCCACACATCTTCGTTTATAACTTTACGCGCTGCTACTCCTAAGTTCTGAAGAAGGCTACGCACCTCTGAAGTTTTCTTTGCAATATCCCAACCATACTCATCCACAAACTCTTGTAAAGAGTGATGTTTACTTAAGTGTGGGTTTAATTCGTACAGTAATTTACGGATAGGATCAGCAAAGGCAACTCGTTTGTAACCATACTTAGCCGTTAAAATATCAGCAACAGTATCCTTACCAGATTGTGCGTAGCCACTCAGTCCAATGATCATGGAATAACGATGTACCTTCCTGTTTGGAATTCGTTCTTTGTTTCAATAGTTGTCGCCATCAACGCATTGAATGTTGCGTCCAAACTTTCTTTTCTATTCAGTAACCACCATCCAGCCAACACTGCTGTTGCGTTGGATGTGCCAACGGTGAACTTAGTTGATCCATCAAGCATCGTTGCGTACCAACGAGCGTTTAGGAAGAAGTCAGTCTGACCTTGGGCACCGTTACTGTAACGAGCAATGTATGGCTTTGCAGTTGGGTCATAGGCAAGCCCGCTTGAACCTGGATGTGGGTTATCTGTTGCTCCAACAGAGACTGTATCTGGCAAGCAGGCAGGTGAGAATACTGATGTTCGGTTACCGTTGTTACCAACTGCTGTAACTACTGGAACGTTTGCTGCTTTTAAAGTAGCAATACTCTCTGTCATACCTGCTGGAACTCTGCACTTAGCAAATACTGCGCCCTGTGCAAGGCTAACAACTGCAATGTTGTACTTAATTCTGTTGGCTACAACCCAGTTCAATGCGTTCTGTACATCATCCATAGAATAGAAACCTGGATTACCGTTTGGCGCCATTCCTACAATACGGATAGGAATTACTTTTGCTGTTGGGTTAACCTTTAATACTAATGAAAGCATCTGTGTGCCGTGGTTAAAGGCTTTATTTGTAGTTGCTGGCAGATTTGCTGCTCCAGCACCTTCCATCGTCATTTTACCGTTTGGGCATTTGAATGATGAAACTAAACAAACCTCATAAACAATGCTGTCTTTGAATAGCGATGAGTTAACACCAGTATCAATTACAACAATGGCTGGTGGTGTCTCTGCACTTGCTGGTGAAAACCCCGCAAATAAAACTACTAACGCAATTATTACCCTCTTCATAATGTCCCATAATCCTTTCGGAATGCTCGTTGGTCTGATGTCCGACGGGTGATCTCTCGTGAAACCAGTGTTATATCTCGTTCCTGGTTAGTGAGCATCATTTCCATCATCTTTCGATAAGCGTAACACGCTTCATACTTATCACGCAAAGCCATAATATCTGGATCGATGTCGATCTTTGCTTTGATGATTGTCATCGTCAGCCCCTTTGGTGGGGGAGTGTTTAACACTAACGCTTTGTTCTCAGCAAACTCTGCTCTACGCAAGGAGTCACGCTCAGCCAACTGAGCCTGTACCAACTGAGAGGCTATGTAATCTGCCCAGCCAGTTAGTATGGTAAACATCTCAGCCAACTGCTCACTGTTAAGTACCGTGATATCGGGCGGCAATACGGCTTGATCGTAGGATGGTTTAGGTAAGTCTAAACCTTTCTTTAGTGCTGGATCTAGTTCCATTATTCCCCAATCAAGTCACACTGTTTGCAGCCATCAGGACTTATATTACATTTAGGCCTAACTCCTGCATCAACAGCGTCATTAATCTTCTGTGCGTTGTAGAAAACTCTATCAACCATTTCAAAGTCTGCTTTTACTGTGAACTCTTTGTAGTCTTGATTGGCCTTTAGTTCGTACAAGAAAATAATCTCTTTAGGCGCATCATCTCCGTACATACGACGGGCTAACTCAAGATACATCTGACCTTGCAGTAGGTGTCCTCGGAATGGACGGCGAATGCTGTTCCATGCCTTGACTAAGTTGTTGTCTGCATCCATTAATAGGTTAGGGGCTTCAAAGCGGAATGTTCCTTCTCCGATTGACTTGATCTCAATTAAAAAGTCTTCGCCTAATCCCTTTACCCAACCATCTGTGTGGCCAGCAATCCGTAGAGTTGGATCTACTAACGCTACTTCATCATAGAACAATCGTGTGCTGTCACAGTGGTCACACTTGGCAGGTGATAGGCCAGAGGTAACCTTCTGACAAACTAGACATTTAAAGTCTCCATACATATTGCCCATCTCATAGATGCGGCGCTGCCACTTCTCATGAATAAAGTGACCTTCATCAAAGATGTTCTGTAATCTAAGACTTGGCTTCTCACCTTTCTTCTTTCCACCCATTAATAGGTAGTAAGAATACTTATGGCAGAAGTCAGCCTTAATCATCTCTGATGGGTGTAACACGGTTGTACTACGGTCATCCTCTGGCTGACGCATTAGGTGCCGTTCAATTGGCCCTACTAATCGTGTGTCTTTCTTTGTTGCATCCAAAAACTTCTTTAAGTCTTTTGAAGGGGCTGTACTCATTGATAGTCCTTACTGAAAATAAAATCTTCTAGGGTTAGGGTTGTTTTCTTTGAGCGCTTTAACTTTTGCCACTTTCGCATTAAGGCGTTTCTTTCACGGTGCGATAGCCCACCCCAGATACCATGAGGTTCGTCGCGGGAAACTGCATCCCACAAACACTCAGCCTGCACTGGGCACGGGTTCTTCCCAGTTTCACCAAAACACATAGCCTTTGCTTGTGTTGCTAAGGTTTTGTATTGATCTTTATCTCTAGGAGGATAAAAGATTAGGGTCGTCTCATCCTTACCCCTACAACGTGCTTCGTAACGCCAGGAATAATCTGGTTCATCCATTGGATTGTAGTTTCTCTCTCATCTCCAGGAAATCATCTTCAGTTAATAGTACATAGTTTTTGTTATTTAAACTAATCCCGAACACAGGCATTCTGCTTTCTAGCATTGCGTTTTTAACATTCTTTTCTAGATCATCAGCCTTTAATGTGTAAGTTTTTTTACCAGTGTATTTATGTTCGATTAACAGATCATCGGAACGGACGTCCCCTTTACGAGACCAGAGTGCACCAGATGCAGCGTTGCGTGTTCCGCCAACTGCTTTGGCTAGGCGTTTCTCATGCTTTTGAGATTGCTTTAAACCTTCACTCTTCAAGTTCTAGTTTTCCATCCTCGTAACCTTTGATTATCTTAGGTACTAGGAAGAATAAAGTTTCACGCCAAAAACAAGAAGAACAACCACAGAACGGTTCTCCAGATAATGTTTCTGGTACTACTTCTTCTGTGCCATCCCATACTGCTTCAAACAACATGTCTGTGTAGTCTTCAACACCTTTTTCAAGATCTTGTGCCCATGCTTCATCGTTTACGGTGAATTCTTTACTCATCGCTATCTCCAGTCGAAGGTATGTTGGTTGAAGTAAGTACTAACTTTTGAATCTCTTCTTTTAAATCAATCTCTGCACGAATGCTGTCAATGACTGCTTCAGTGCCTTGCCACTTACGGTCACCATAGTAATACCATCCACCTTTACGATCGATAACACCCATGATGACTGCAAGTGAGGCAATCTCCTTTGCAAAGTCGTACTCACCTGGAGCACAGTTTCCGCCCTCTGCAAAGTAGAAATCAAAGTAAGCAACACGTTGTGGTGGCGCAGTTTTATTCTTTAATGTACGGACTTTAATTCTTTGACCAACACGAGTCTTGTTTCCGCTAGGGCCAATCTCAATCCATTCGTCACGACGGATTTCGCAACGAGTGAAGAACGCGTAGTTCTTACCTTCTCCACCAGGAGTTGTGCGTGGGTCTCCGTGCATTACGCCAATCTTCATGCGGTATTGATTAATGATCAAACCAAGTATTGGTCGTTCGTTCTCAACAAGTGAGCGCTTCATGGCAGAACCAACTACACGGAAAAACTTGTTTGTTAATAACGCTCCACGACCTACTGTCATTTGACTCATGTCGTTCTCCATTTCAGGCATAGGAGAAAGTGCTGGAAGTGAGTCAATCACAATGGCATCTACAGACTGTGATTCGGCAAACTCAATTACAGACTGATATGCCTCTTCCATAATAGTTGTTTCAACAACAATTACACGGCTGGTATCTACGCCACACATCTCTGCGTACTCAGGAACCCATTGCTCGGCAGCAACCCATACAGTTGTATGTTCAGGGTTTAGCGCTTGGTTAGCAGCAATAGTTTTTAATGCGACAGCAGTTTTTCCGTGTGATGGTTCACCAATTAATTCATTCCACTGGTTTCCAGGAAATCCTCCTCCGAGGACGTAATCGAGTGTAGTAGAACCACTGGTAATGCGAGGAATAAGGTCATTCCTAATATCAGAAGCGAAGACAACCACGTTACCTTTGAACTTCTTGTTGAGTTGAGCAATAATCTTTTTGGCTTCATCATTTATCAATCTGCTATTCTCCCGATAATTCCTTGTGGATTCCAATTGTTCTGTGTGTCATTACCCACAGATTGTTTTGTAGAGCCTTCAACCTTTGCACCAGTTAATGAGCCAAACTTACTTCCTGATTGTTGGAGTGGGTAACCACAGTCGTAGCATCGTAAACCGATGTTTGCACTTGGTGACATGTAGTTGTTACCACCACAATCTGGACACGCTTGATTTTGATTAGCACTCTGAGCCTTTGATGTAGGTTGTTGCGGTTGAGGGGGCGTGTATTGCGCCATGGGTTGTTGCGATGGTGGCATCGGTGTGTTTGCAGGTCTTGGTTGTTGTGCTGGTTGCGCACCTAACTGTTTAGCCCACCAGTCTGAATTACTCACTTTGCTTCTCCCCATCTATCTACTATTTGTATATCTGCAATAAGTGGAACAACTAACTCTGGAAGTTTGATCCCTTCCATGGATGCGCGGATGGCTTCTGCGGTCTCTTGTGCTAGGTCTTCACGGGCAACAGTAACTAGTTCATCGTGCACAGTCAAAATCACATTTACATCTGGTTCATCTACAAAACAAGAATGTGCTCTAACCATGGCTAATTTCATCAAATCTGCAGCAGATCCTTGAATCATGGTGTTAAAAGCCTGTCGCTCTGCTCTAGACCGTAGGCCTTTATCCATGCTCTTTAACTCTGGGATGTAGCGACGGCGGCCAAACATGGTGCTGACATATGGGGTAGGAGACATTGCTGTTGCTTGACGGATAACTTTGGCTCGGTACTTATTAATGTCGTTAAACTTTTTACCAAAGTCATCTAGTAACTTACGGGCTTCAGTTGCGGTACAGCCAATGCTCTGTGCAATCTTTTCGGGGCCAACACCGTAGGCAATCGATAGTACTAACACCTTTCCAGCCTTACGATCTACACCCATTGTGTTACCGATAGTTGTGTAGATATCTCCACCAGTTAGATAGTTCTCTAACATAATGGGGTCTCGTGAAAAAGATGCAATGATGCGTGGTTCGATCTGTGAGTAGTCAGCAACAACTAACTTGTATCCTGGAGGAGCAATGAACAAGTTACGGATCAACTTGCCATACTGACCGCTACTAGGAATGTTCTGTAGGTTTGGGTCACTACTGGAGAAACGACCCGTCTCTGCTCCATGTGATTTAAAGTTAGTATGTACTCTTCCATCAATTAATAGGGCTTTTTTCTTTACAATCTTTTCTTTGCCCAAATTTGTGTGCGTGATGTCGCCTCCGAGATATGGAACTACGTAGGTAGTCATCAACTTGTTCAAGTCTTGGTACTCCAAGATAGCGTTAACTAATTCATCTTTGTCTCGGTAGAACTCCAGAGCATCAGCAGATACGGAGTAATGCTGTATGCCTAGGTTATCTGGGTTGTTTGCGGCAACCTCTTGACCTTTAGCAGTTAATGCAACACGAATGCGGAGGTTAGGCTTGATTCCTCGACCGCCTTCTTCCTTGGGTGAGAACAGCACCTTCTGCTTCTCTTGAACTGAGTTCATTGAGAAAGGTTCTCCAGTTATCTTCCATGCCTTAGCCTTAACTAAGTCCAAATCAATCTCAATCTGTTTCTGTAGTTTCTTCATTTCTTCTACATCAACATCGGCGCCTTTTAATTCCATGTCGCATAAGGCTGCTACTACATCCATCTCAAGATTCCACACACGCTGCAGGCTTCCAACTAACCTTGGAGATAAGGCTTTGTATAGATCCCAAGTTGCTTCCGCATCAAGCCCTGAGTAATTGGCTACATCGGTAAAGGAGTGGACTTCAACTTGTGCTCCAACACCCTTTTTTACCTCTAAACCAAGAACACGCTTCGCACAATCTGCTAGTCCTAAAGAGTTCTTTGTACGGTTATCAATAATAAATGAGGCCATTAAAGTATCAAAGAATGGTTTTGCTGGAACTACACCTCGAAAATATTTAGCAATAGATTTTAAATCAAACTTAACATTGTGACCGATCTTTAACTTGTCACTAAAGAACAAGGGTTTTAGTGCAGCAAAGACTTCACCAGGGAGTAACTGTGAAGGAGGAGCGTCAAAGACAGGTGTCCATCGTGCTTCGTTCTTTGAATAGTCTGTGTCCTTTACTTCTTTACCAGCATCACGTTTGCGCTGTCCACTAAGTAGAAGTTCTTTATCCCAGTAAAGGAACTCACCATTTGGGTGACCCATTGGGATTACGTCAACGCGGCCTTCGGTTGCCATGGAGATCCACATAACATCGTTTACTACTGGTTGGATTCTATTTTCTCCAACAGTTTCTACGTCAAATGCAAACGCATCTACCTTGGAGTAAAACTCAACAAGGTCTTTTAACTGTTCTTTTGTTGTAATGGTGTTCATTTAATACCCCTCAAAAAGTTTGTGTAGGGGAGCCTGGAAACGGATTGCAGGCTCCCCCACTCTGGAATCGTCTTATGCGACGGAGCGAGCAACCTCTAGCATCTCGGAGCGAGGGGTCTCACGAATAACTTCTGCTGTGAACGGAACAGCGGCTGCTACGGTCTCTTGAACATCTTCGATGCTCAACTTCCATTCCTCGACTAGATCACGGCCACGCACGAAGTTGAGGGTATACGACGTTGTTGGGCCTGTGCCTAATCGGGAAACTTCCCAGAACTCTTTTCCAAGAGGTCCTTTACGTTCGTCATCGTTTAACTTACGAAGTTGACGAACCAATAGTGGTGGTGCTGTAAGGATTTGTACTCCAGTGGTCTCGCCACTAAGAACTACAATATTAAATGCGAACTTGCCACGAGGCTTATCGCCAAGGATGTCGCAGAGTGGGCAGTTGTCTCCAAGACAAACAAAGGACTTCTTACCCTTTGGTCGCTCGATCCAATGCTGTTCGTAGATTGCAAATGGTGCATCTTCAAGGAACTTAATTAACTGTGGTTCCTCAGAGAAACGGAAATCAGTAGGAAAATCAGATGATGGAGCCATTACTAGCGCATCTACTGCATCCCAACCTTGTTGCACGGTTGTTCCTACTTTAGGTTGGATATCTTCGCTATCTGCTTCGAGATAGTTTTCTGCATTTACTGCTGGTTGTGTGATTGGCATTTTGGTCTTTTGGTCTTTTCGGTAATGAGGCCTACTGGCTCTCGGTGGTTGTTATGTCTTTCCAACGCTTTACTAAAGCATCGGTAAGTTCGTCATGCTGATTCCACTCTACACGAGCAGAACCGAGCAATCCTCTACGATTAAATTCTTCAATCGCAGATTCTATTAGTGCACGAGTGTACACACGGTTTCCTCCAGTCTTCTCCCCTTTTAGGGTTTTAGACCGAAGACGATAGGGAGCACGGGGGATATACCCTTTGCGTTCCCATAGACGGATAGTGACAATAGTTTTTTCCAATGCCAGTGCTAATGCACCGATTGTAAATACTTCTGTCTCTTTACCGCCTAACGTTTTAGTGATTGGGTTTGCATCCCAACCATTGCTATCCCCTGCCTTACGGCGGGAAACCTTTGGGTCTGGTTCTTTGCGCTTTCTCTTTGAGCCAGGAAGGTATTCAAGATCAGCAAATGCCTTCTCAATCTCATCATCGCTACGCAATCCAGCCATTGTTATCGCTTATTCATAACGAGTGCCCACACAACATTTTGTGGATACATCTCGTCAACCTCTTCTTCGGTAAGTTCATCGCCATACAAAGCAGCCATCAATGCGTCTTCATCAATTACACGAATAGTCTTGTATAGGAGTTCTTCTAAACCTTTTTCAGCAATGATCTCTTCTGCTCGTTGTTCATCGATCTTTCGTGATACACGGCGTTGTTTCATTACTGAGACAAAACCCTCAATTTCTTGGGGCAATTCAATAATGATGTTTCCTTTATCATCTACTTCGCCACTCTCATCAATGTGAGCAAAGATCTTTTCTTTTAATGCTTTCTGTTGTTTTTCCCAATGCTCAAGTTGCTTCTTAACAAAGGCGTACTCTTTTGCTTGGACTTCAAATGAATCAGCATCAACTACTCTTGATTCTTCGGCTTTTACTCTGGCCATTATTCCCCCTACGGTCTAGCGTTTTGCAGGAACCCTATCAGGCTCCCGACTGTTAAGTCAATTCCACCTTTAGAATTGATTCCTTGCCCATCTAAAACAGCATCTGCTACGGCGTTTTTCTGCTGCAGCATCTCGTGTTGTCGTTCTTCTATAGAGTTTTCAACAATGATGTCTTGAATAGTAATAGTAGGCCAACGGCTGGAGGCTCGTTTAATTCGGCCATTTCGTTGAACCGCTAATCCTGCTGACCAAGGTAGATCGTAATTAACCAACAGGTTAGCGTTAGGTAGGTCTACACCGTAGCCACCAGCATCTGATGAAATAAACACACGGCACTCTGGATCAGTTAAAAACTTTTCTTTACTTGCTTCTTTCTCTTTAGCATTCATATTTCCTGTGTACAGGGTTCCACCTACTGCTTCTTGAATTCTATTAAGCATTCCTACGTAAGAAGTAAAGATAACCACTTTGGCATCAGGATCTGTATCTAGGTGATCGAGTACATAAGCCTTTAATGCATCCAACTTAGCATGCTTAAAAGGTCCCGTTAACTTGTCACGGTCGGCTAAACCAGCAATATATGCACTGCCTTCGCCGTCCTGTTGTAGAAATTTTTTCTGACTGTCATTTAATAATTCTGAATGGTCACACAACATCCGTAGGGCAGTTATCTTAGACATGATTGACCCACGCATCATGTCCACAGGGCTTCCTGGCTTATGGTCATGTCCGTAGTGCGCCATCAACGAAAACCCAGTACCAAGTAATTGCTGTGCTTCATACAACTCTTGGCTAAGTTCATCAGCAATAAAGTTATACAACTCTGATGACTTCTTATCCATCTTTATCATCATTGGGTCACGGTGAATAGTGTCTGGCAAATACGGCGCTACATCAGGGTCAGTCTGAACCTTACGTACAGATGCACTCTTCATCTTTTCGTGGAATAACTGTAGGTTTCGGTACCTTTGAACTCCCCCAAAATGATTGCGAACTATAAAGGTCTGGTCGAAAAGATCAAATCGTCCCAACAAAGTCGAGTCTACAAACTGCATGATGCTATAAACTTCTTCTGGGCGACCGTTCTCAATTGGTGTACCTGTTAGGGCAAAGCGGATAGGGATCTGACGTGCCAGTTCCTTCACTTTCTTTGATCGTTTGGAACGGAAGCCTTTTATAGCAGTTGCTTCATCACAGACAACAGCACCCCATTCATAATCCTCTATAAAATCCCAGTCATTAACTATTGACTCGTAGTTACAAATAACATAAGAGTTATTCTCATCCCAAGCCCTTGACCACTCGTATCCACGCATCCAAGCAAGTTCTCTTTGCGGCTTACTTCCATCAATTACTTGAGTTTGTGCATCTGAAAACTTTAGGATCTCTTTCTCCCATTGATACTTCAAACTTGATAAAGCAATAATTAATATTGGTTTTGTAATTACATCAGTGTCTTTCAGTTTTTCTAAGGCTGCGATGGTCATGCAGGTCTTGCCTAATCCCATCTCGTAGGCAACCAGCATCTTCTTGCGGTCTGCCATTCGATCTACGGCCTCAACTTGATAAGGCTTTAAGGTTCCTTTAAACACCGTCTATTGGCGTTGGAGCAGTGGCTAGAGCACCACACAACGCACACTCCATATCTAGCATGTACAAGGAAATTTCGCCATCTTCAAACATTACTTGAACACTCCACAAGGTAGAACCACAGATACAAACATGTAAAGGGGCGTCTTTATCTCTTAGATCAAGCAAGGTATGCCGCCTTACCGTAAATCATGTCTTTGGCAGTTTTAAATCCATTGTGAATATCGGACTCAATCATATCTCCGACATCTTTCTCTTCAATTCCTGCGTAGTTAAAGAAAGACATCTCAATCCCGTACTTACGAGCAAAGGCGTGCATCTGTTCGCAACCTTGATGTCCTGCTTTGTCGTTGTCTAACGCTGCTACAACACGAATTGATCGGCGCATAATCTTTGCTTGCTCGTCACCAATGATTGCGCCAAATGTAGAGATTGAGTTGTAACCAAGGCCAACTAACCGAACAGCATCTAGTGGAGACTCGACCACAATCAAGGGCTGATCTTCTGCAATATTTTGAACGTTGAATACTGTTCTTGACTTCTTTACACCAGGAGGTTGATTGCGAAAGAAGCGACCATTGGCACCCTTTTCTTGCCAACCCAATAACTTAAAGTCATTGGGTTCACGAATAGGGAGAATCCATGCCAAGTTCTTTTCGTCCCAGACAACTCCGCATTTGTTTACAGCGTCTCTTGTTAAGAAGCGTTTGCGTAGTTCTTTATCTGGCACCTCTTCGTACACCGCAAGCCGAGCCTCTGACATCCCAACTGGATCTGAGGTTGGTATGTACTCTGGAAGTTCTTTAATACGGCGCATCAAGGAGTCAAGAGGCAATTCATTTTGATCATTGATTAACTCACGGGCATCAAAGTAATCAACACCTTTTAGATCACCTACTAATGTGTACACATTTCCTTTGTAACCGCAAGAAAAACAAATGTGTGCGCCAGTAATGGAGTTGATCCACCAAGAAGGGTGAGCATCTTCTTTGCCTGTGCGCTTCTTGTGCATTGGGCAAAAACCCTGCACCTCATCTCCGCGTTGTGCAGTTAATGGGATGTCTAGATTAAGCAGTATCTTCTCTACATCAATCATCGAACCATCCAACTAGAACAGAACTTACAACTTGTCATCTCCGACTCATCGTGGAAACAGCCAGTGTCCCAACGCCATGTGATTGCTGTTTCACTTGGTGGGCAGTTACGGGACTGAACAATTTTTAGAAGGCGGATCTCTTCGTCTTCCTCAACAGGCTCTAAACCCAAGATAACGTCTGAGTCTTGGAAGAACGAGGACGAGTAACCGATAGAGTCAGCAGTAACTTTTCCAGCACGCATCTTCCACAACAAAGTTTGTGTAGTAATAACAATTGGCTTATCAATGCGCTGCGCTAATCGCTTTAGTGCACGGGTGATGTTAGTGATCGCTTGCGGTGTATTCATCTCACCAGTGATCTCGTCCAACATCAGGTACACACCGTCTACAAAGACGATATCTGGCTTGCACTGTTCAATCTTTGCGGACAGTGCGGAGACGGTAATACCGTTTACAGCATCTACTAAGTGGAATGAGTGTTGCTTTTCCATCTCATTTAAAGAATCGATATAGCGTGCTTCTTCTTCTGGCAATAACTTTCCACGGCGCAAACGACCGTGAGAGATGTGTGCTCTCATTGCATCATGGCGCTGTTGCTGTTCGTGGTTGTTCATTTCAAAAGATTGGAACATAGGTGTCTTACCTAGTTGATGTGTGTTGATTGCAATCTGCAAAGCAATCTGTGACTTACCTGTCTTAGGTGGGGCAATCACGGTGATCAACTGTCCACCTTGTAAACCTGCTGTTGCTTCGTCAATCTTTTCAAACCCAGTTGGGATACCTAAGAACTGTTGATTCTGTAGCGCTTGGTAATCCTTGTAACGCTGTTCGGTGTTCTTACTTAGGTCAACTTCGTGAGTACCAAGTACGCCTTGCTCATTAACTCTGGTGATAGTCGCTTCCATGGCAAGGAGCGCTGCATCATGATTGTTCTCTTGCAGTTCACCGATAGCAGTTTCAAGACCTTGACGAGTAAGTAGTCGACGACGGAAGTCAACCATCGTGTCAAGCAAATACTCAATGTTGTCTTGAACATCTAAAACTTTATAGTTTGGATAGTGATCTTTTACAGTAGTCGCTGTTGGTACTTCGCTGTACTCGCCGTAGTGCTTACGAACAAACGCCCAGACTTTTTTGTTTTCATCATCTAAGAACCATGAGTCAGTAACGTTTCGTTGTAGCGCAGGATTAATGTCACGATCCCGAATTACTTTACTAACTAAACGATGCTCGTTATCTGCCGCCATGATGCCCCTCTTACAAGTTATTTAATTCGACTCCTGCTGATCCGTATCTGGCCACCCTACCAGGAACGTCAATTACGCCCTTTAGGTTAGCACGATAAGGAAGTGTTCCTACTAACTCATCTACGCTCTCGTATAGTTGCCAGTAATTAAACGGGTTTACTACACGTCTTTCTAATTTCTCAAAAGACTTGTCCAGAAGTTCCTCTGTCCAGCCCTCTGCTTCAAACCCTGCTAACTCTAACGAAATACCGTAGTTGTTTGACAGAGTCCACAACCTATTTGCTGCCAGCATTTCAACGTCACCAATTTTAAAAGTTGACTTCTTGCTAAGAAACTTTCGTTCTTCTTCCTCTTTTAAATTTATAACAACATCGGTTACACAGATTACCTGGGGAGAGGAGACGTTAGATATGTCTCCGTTTTTCATAGTACTTCGATCTTAGCGTACTTTAAAACAAAGTCCCTAAAAGCCTCTGGCGTCTCACTAGCCTCTATCACAAGGTTCTCTGATATATCCGTAGGGATCTGTACAGAATAGTGTCCGTTGTTAAAGCGCATCTTTTGCTTTATAAAGTTAGTGTGCTTACAGGTAGTTGACTTAATGTAAACAGGGCAACTGCAACGGATGTTCTTTGTGTCAGTATTGACTTCTACTTCAAAGATGCCTGCAGCCTGCGAAGATATGAAAACTTGGATTGTACGCCAAGTAGATTCCATTTTCATCCCTTTCATTGGGCTGCTCTCAGGTCAGAACCAATAATAGGGACTCTAACGAATGCTTCGTGGGCGAAACTTGCCATCGCTTCTTTGTACTCCGCTTCCCAGTTTTCTAATCTAACATTAGTAGTTACGATTGTGGGCAGAGCCTTGTCATAACGCAACCGTAAGACCTCATCAAATGAAGTGTCGTCATATTTAGATCCGTACTCTTTACCGAGATCATCTATAACTAATATGCGAACATTTAACCAGTCAAACTTCGAGCGTCCATGAAAGCCATCGAGTTCATAAACCATATTGCGCTTATCATCGTGATCCGCATCGAAGGTTGACTTCTTTTTAGACAGAAATTCTGGGTAGGTCATGTAGTAAATAGGGCGGCAAGTAAGCCCATAATCACTATCTTTCATTCCCAGAATTTTTGCTGCCAACAGATCATCGTCTGGCAAGTTACGCACAAACTCCATTGCCGCAACTACAGCGTGAGTTGTCTTACCTATGCCTGGGCCGCCGTCAAACAAAAGCCCCACACCGTTTACACCGATGTTTCCTATCTGCTTAATGACGTGTCCGTTTACAGAGTCATCTATCCACGTCGAAACTTCTGTAGGAAAAGACCCAGAACGATCGATGATGTCCTGTGGTTCAAGCCCTAAGAAGCGACGTGGGATATTGGAAGTTCTTAACAACCAATGACGCTTCAAAGATGACAGCGTATTAATGTCGTACATATTGCACCCCTCGTAACTAACTTACTTCTTATAAATTAAAGTTCCTGTAAATGAAGTTGGCTTACCCTTGGCATCTAACTCTGTACCAGCCAGTAACTTTATACTCTTGCGAGGTGTTAGTGCTTGAACCTTTGCCTTCATCCAACGCTTTGCTGCTGATGCGTTCTTCCAAGCGCTGTACTCACCAGTAACGATGCCTTCTTCGTCAACTGAGTATTCCGCAATCCAAGCGCCACCCTGTTCAGTGTTAGCCCAAATGCGTGCTGAGAATGTAACTGTAACTTTTTTAGCCATTGTCTACTCCTTCTAGATATCTGATGTACTTTCTTAACTCAATATTTTCTTTAATACCTAAAACCATAACCGTACAAGAACCTGCCAACGCAATAAATATTGCAAAGATAGTTCCGCTATCTAAAAACATTACTCTTCCTTTAGAGAAGCAAGTTCTTCTCGAACAATCTGAACTACATCTTCTTTTGTTAATACTTTTGTAGCCCCCGTTGCCATTGGTGCAATCACTTATTTGTCTCCTTAAGTTTAGTTTCGTAACGTTCTAGTTGCACCCTACCAGAAAGTGAGTTCTGGAAAACACGACCATCGCTGGATACAAGTGTGCCCATCTTAACCACAGTTTCTGTTGGGGCGTTAACTTTCCCAAGGCCAAGGTTCTCTCGTGCTTGGTTCATCTTCTTGCCAAAGGATGCCAAGTACAACTTGTAAAGGTGCGGGGCTTCATCGCCTAAGTTTTGGAAGTTACGCTCATCTGCCATGAACAGGCGGAGTAACTCAAGTTCAATCAGTGCAGTGGTGTCGTACTGCTTTCTGAACTTGGCAAGGGCTCCTGAGAGTTGCTTGACGCTGACTGTCCCAGGTAAGAGGGGGTACTTGCGCCCAACCCTAAAAGAAAACTCTGCAGCGACATCCATTGGTGTCCACTCGTGCTCTGGGCGTTTGCCTCTGGTCTTTGGATCTGACTTGCGTATCTTGGGTTGCGGCGCATCCCTGTCCTCAACAAGGCCGAAACCTGTAAGATTGTCTCCATCATCTTCCCATTTTCTCATAGGTACTCGCACTTCTTTCCTTAGAATCCCTTTGGATTCAATATCTTTTAATTTATAACTATCTTGGCTATTAGGTACTAATGGCTTATCTACTATTAAGCCACCTGACTTATAGTCATGTGAGGTGCGGACATTTGTGTCCTGGGCGCTAGTGTCCGCTTGGACTCTGATGTCCAACCTGTCTGGGCCACGATAGCCGTTGGCTCTCTTTGTGGCAGTACGAGTTATGAAGCCACCCTCTTCCAAGGCTTTAAGGCCTCTTCTGACAGTTCGCTCATGGACGTTGCCAGTCTGTCTACCCAACTCGGCTGCTGAGGCCTTAAAACCCCCACTGGAGCCCGCTAAATGGCATATGGTGGCGAGGAGACGGAACTGGTAATCGGTTAACTCGGCTGAATAAGCCTCTAGAGGTATTCTCACGCTCGCTAGTCTTCGTCGAATTCGTAAGGGGTGTCGCCCAGTAGGGTGTCGGCAATTACCTGATCAATGGTTTTGGCTAGGGTCTCGACCACTCCAGCCGTAATGTAGGCGGCAAAGATCTCGATGAAGTTGGTTAGCGACTCCTGCATCTCGGCGTACAGGTCATCGCTGGTCTCGTGCTCTAACTCAATCTTCGTTAGACCATCGGAGATATCCCAAGTTTCAAGGCCGTAATCTTCTACGGAGTGTAGAGCCTGATGAGCCTCAAGGCTATCGTCCCACGAGATAGCCAATATGTCTTCTGGCGTTACCTCACGGAGCATTGTCTTGATTGGGTTATCGCAGACAGTTAAATCTTCGGCCGAAAGCAGGAGCGCATCTGTAAACTCATTGGCTTCTGAGAAGAACAGTTGGATTGTGCAGTCATGCTTTATAGCAGTATCTACTGCGCTCTTAACAAAGTTCAACTCATCAGTGACAGGGATGATCACAGGAGCCCCTGGGTTATCGTGTATTAACTCTGCTAAGCCTTCGGATACATCTAGATCTTCAAAACTAACAACTAATATCCGTTTCATATTGTGCCCCTATAGTCTTGGTAGTCGATTTACAACAGTTGGCTTATTCAACCACTTGCTTATTGCTATTGCTACAAATGTAGTAGCAGGTACTGCGATTATGAATTGTTTATTTAGCGAATACTGAGAAAGTAAAGCGCCAAAACTTAAGGGCAATGTAAAGTATTTATTCAGTAAAGACACTTGTAAGTATCTAAGAGTAACTAGTTCTAGGAACTCAACGGTGTAGGTTATAGCAATTCCTGAGATCAGGATGGTTATCAGTAGGTCAGTCATGACCCGAATACTACATCGTAGGGTTGGTGTACTCCAAACCAGCCAAAGTCTTGATTCGCCAGAATGCGTTTTGAGGAATCCAATCTTTCATGGTTTCTGCAAGCCTAGGAAGTTTTAATGGCTTGTTGTAGTAAGCCAAAGTATAGGATGAATTGGCTGTGCCTTGCCATACGTTTCCATAGTTAGAAGGCATAGAACCGTCAAAATATTCGGTAGCAACAAATGATTTTTCAAATTGAATTAGGTCTATGTAGAAAGTTCCAGCGGTACCTGAAACTCTAAAAATTGCGTAGGTAGCCTCTAATAACGAGTCTGAAATACCAGTAACCGTTATTTGAGAAAACGTATCTGAAATAGGTTGATCTACCGCTTCAATTGTGTTAATTAGTTCATCATCTATATTGTAGAACTCTATAGAGCAGTTGATAGTTGAGGCGTCATCAGAGGAAACATAGAATGATCCTGTGTAGTACTGACCAGGGGTAACAGGTATGTTGTACGAAGTACTCAAATCCCAAAGACCAGCAGCAACAAACTTACCACTATAATCACCTGTATACCCAAAAGTTGGTACGTTTGAATCTTGTGTAAATGTTGCGCCTGTTGTTGCCCAGTTAGACGCGTCTACTTCAAATGAAGGGTTTTTAATATAGTTTATTTTGTTAGGGGATAGTTCTACAGTAATTGCGCGGGCTTCGTCGTAATTAATAGTATTACCTTCTTGCATACATACTTGGTCAACATAGTAGGTACCTGCGTCACTATATAGAATCTTAATACCAGCATACACAGCAGTTGATGGAGCAGTTGCCGTCTTACTTACTGTTTTCCAAGTGTTGTTTGCAGAAGTAGTAGACGCTGCAGTTTCACTTATAGGTGCTCCAGTTCCATCAAACCAACCAATTACTAAACTTACGTTGCCGTCACTTGGAGGCGATTTAACTTTGCACGATACAATGTACTCAGTCTCTGACTTTACTGGAATACCTCTGGTGATTGGCGACCAGGGGAAGAACCCTAAAAACATAGAGGTTGAGGCATCAGTAGCAATAAGTTTGCACGAATAGGTCATATCTATTACGTTTTCTCCAAGTTCAGCCACTTGTTCAACGTTAGATGTTGCTGTTAAATTTTGGGAAGTTAGCCAGTTACCTATTGACTGATAGAAGGTAGAGTCTTGAACACTTAACAATAAGTTAGGTGAGACTGTAACTGTAGGGGCATATCCAGTTAAAGATTCGGCATAAGTTTCTAACCCATTTTTTAATCCTTTATGGCTGTACAGATAACGTGATTCACGCACTAGTCGTTTCTGGTTTTTTACAGGCAAGTTTGGTTCTGGATCTAAGCCTACATGCCCCGTCTCTTCAGAGAGTACAGAAAAAGGAGAGCCTTCTTTTGTGTGGTTAGGTTGAGTTAGTTCAATTAAAGTTAAAAACTCATCGTAAGAAAATGACAAAGCGTACATAAAGTTATACAGGGCTGAAGTTTCATCAGTCACATGAAGAGGACTTTGTTCTTTGGATGTGTAAACTTTTGGAATTAAATCCATAATCTTGTTTTGAGTATTGTGATTTAACGCTACTATGCCTTGTATTTTTCCAGCAGTAACCCAAACTTTTTGATCATTGTATAAAAACATTGAGTAATAGACTGGTTTACCAGGAACAATACCAATGCTAGTTGGGTTGTCTAATCCGTCAACAAAAGATTGTCGTGAAACATTTCCTGAAGTAGCAAACTCATCCCAAATAATAACTCCGTCTTCAGCAGTCTCAGGAAAACCCCACTGGTTTCTTACTAATCTTATTTTTGAAAAAGTTCCAGTAGGGGATATCCACTGTAGATATACTTTAGAAAAATCTAAAACAACCAAGGACATCGGTTCTACAGAGTAAACTAACTTTGGAGTTTCTCCGTATTTAGTACCGCCGTAAGTAACGTTACCGTATTTAGCCACGGTGCTACCTTAACAGCCAGCGAGTAAAAACGGGCTAAGTATGTTTGCGTTTGGGTCTACAAGTGTCCAAGAGGCTGAAGACCCATCCGTAGTTAAGTACTTTCCCGCTTGTCCCGATTGAGTTGGCAACGCGTTAACCGTTGACCATACAGTTGCGTAATCAGAATTAGAAGACTTAGTTAGAACTTGATTGGTGCTTCCACCAGCAGGTATTGAATCCCATACGTCTTTTAAACCATACTCAATATTTGCAAGACGATCTTTAAGGGTGTTCCAAGACGTAGTTACTTGGTCAAAAACACCTATCCAACCAGAACCAGTAGATACTAAAGTGCCTAGAGTTGATTGCATAGCAATTGCTTCTTCACGAAGAGTATTTACGTGCTCTGCTAAAACTGTTGTAGTAAAATCAACAACAGGAACCCATGACACTACGTTATTTGGGTATTGAGCCATATTTGTTACTCCCTTCTAAACCTATCGGTCTATTTTCTATGGTTTGCCGCCTATTTACTGCCTTAACTATGGGTGGGTATGGCTGGTACTTGCCTTGGTTAGCATTTGACTCTCCAAGGTTTTAATCTTGTTAGCCAACGCAACAATCGTTGCAGTTAAATCAACTTCAGACGTCCCATCAGCCTGTTGAACTACAACTATGTGCGAAGTTAACCCTGTTAAGTTTTCAGAGTTAGACAAGGGGTTTATCTGTATTTGTTTATTTGTTCCTTGATTTTTACCAAAACTTCCATGCCAAATAGGGTACTCAGGATCTCCACCAATATAAGATACCCAAACCCCTTGCCCTACTACAGGCACAGCCGTATGAATACTGGAGGGCTCTACGGACCAAGCCCAGTCAGTAACCTCTGATCCTGTAGTCTGTACTTGCAGTTTTAAACGACGTTGATTTTGAGGGTCGTTGTTATTTTTAACAACACCTCTATAAACACCATACAGACGTTTTACTGAATCCATTAGATAGGTCCAATACTAATGTTTTCTTCTAGGAATCTAAATATTTCATTTGGTTGCCCAACAAGATTACCTAGTCCAGACTCACCTTCTCTGTGGAGTACGGTGACGCGAACTGTTTTAACCCCGTTAACTTGTTGAAGAATAAATTCTATGTCTTGAGGATAAATAGTGTCTTGAAAGTTCATACCTGTGTAACCAAAACTTGTTAGTAAAGCACCCTTTATAGAAGTCTCAAGTTCAGTTGTTGTATACTGAGTTAACTTTGTATAGGTAATAGTAATAATTGCATTTACGTAAGTTGGAGGTTGAATTGTTACTGTTGTTCCTAGCATAATTTTATCTGCTAGTTGATCCTCTACATCAGTTTTTAGTAGTTCGTACTCAAGAGTAGGAGTTCCTAAGTCGTCTAATCCTGGCGCATTGTCTGTATCGGTTGCTGTACGACTAGGTGCAATGTAAACGGTTACAGACGTCCAGATCTCAGCAGTAGCACTTGCTTTTCCAACGTTACCAACTCCTAATGCAAGATCAGCGTAGTCCTGTAAAGTAACAGCACGGTTATTGGCTCTAAGAGATAGTGGAGCAGATATACGAATTTGATTTAATGATTCTGGATCAGAACCACCAAGAGCGTTACCCTCATTAGTAACCGTAATAGATGATTGCAACGCCGTAAGTTGATTTTCACTTAACCCAGAAACATATGAAATAGTATCTAGAGTTCCCACAGAAACGTTTCCAAGAGAACCTCCACCTACTGTGTACTTGGCTCTAATTTCTGAGTAACGAATTGGGATTGCACCAGATACACCGTCTCCAAAAGTTACATACACAATATCATCTTCATCATTTGTAACTTCAAATACTTGAGACAACGCACTTGAATCAAGGATGTGTTGAACCTGTGTCCACTTAGAGTAAGTGTCTCCGTCTTGAACATATAGTTCGATTGTGTCATCGACAACTGGTGATGCGCCAAGTTGGAACGACATGCTGGCGTCTCCCACAGAAGTTCCTATAAGTTCTCCGTACTCATTAGAGTTACCTGGATCTACTAAAGAAACAGAACGACCTTCACTAGCGCCCACTACTTCTGTGCTAATATTCTCACCAATTTTTTGTTGTATGATAACTTCAGCATCAGTTGTAAAGTAAACAGTTTGAACTGAGTCTCCAATTACAACTTCACCAGAAACTACAGTTCCTTCTGGAAGTGTTATGTCAGTAGCAGAGGTATTAGAAAACGTTAAAGTTGTATATGCTTGACGATATCCTGCAGGAATATAACCGTAACTTTGCGCTATGTTAAGAACACTTCTACGTTGCGTTGCGGTAGTAATAAATGACTCGTTAGAGGCTCTATCAATGTAATAGGAAACCATATCTCCTAAGTAGGCAAAGGCTTCTATTAATGCTACGCCAAAATCTGCTGGGTCAGAGGCAGTCCACTCTGGAATACGGTCTTGAACACGAGCAATTAACTCGGCTCTAAGAGAGTAATAATCTTTACTCGTATAATCTACAGAGATTGGGATATTGGATGGTGGTGTGATGCTCATAGTGTCTCCTCGTAAATTGGAAGATTTCCGTTTATTGCAGCAATACCAATTGTGGTACTTACTTTTCTATCATTAGG